AGCTGTTTCAAAACTTACTAATTGTTCTTTCATAATTATTTTTTAAAAACTCTTTGTCCAAATTTCAGTGGATATATTTACCTATCATAGTGATTTAAACCAGATGGCTGTTTATTTCAACATGCATATACTCTACAATAAACACAAAACTGCTGATACAATTTATAATATAACGAAGAGTCTTAGCTTATCCTTCCCACCTGCAAGTCAGTGGTAATATTGTTTATCTTCAAGCAAAGAGTTTTAATTATCTTTTAATTTAATTTCTTGAAATATCTCTCTTATACCATTTTTTTAACTTATTTTGAAAATATACTAATTTATAATTATTATCTTTATAATAGAAAAGAGTTAAATATAAATGTAAATATTCAATTCCTTCTTTGAAATCTTCTTCTCCTATATCTATATCTGCAAAAGATATTATTTGATTATCTTTAAAATAGAAACTTAAATTATGATATTTCCAAACTCTACCATAGTGGTCAAAAAGTTCTATATTTTCATTATCTATTAACCAATTTACTAATTCTTTAACTGATTTAAACTCTATATGTATTTCTTTCATAATTTTAAGCTTTATTTGTTAATATATTATTTTTTCTTTTTCCTTTTTCTTCTGTTTTTTCTACAAGTTTCTCTAAACTTTATCTTATAATTTCTAGTTGAAATAAAACCTCTTTTATTACTAGATTCATGTTGTTCATATTTATCTAAATACATATATTATTTATTTTTTAGGTTTAAAAAAGTTATTAATTATTTTATTTTCTCTGTACTCATCTTTTTTCCATGATTCAAATACAAAAAGTACACTTATAAATGTATTAATAATTGGGATAAATACGAAAAATATATCTAATTCTTTAGGAGTTTCTTCATAATTCCACCCATGTTTGTGATAATATGCTTTTTGCATAAATTTATATGCACAGCAACAAGAAATTACGTATATTATTATTGCTATTATAATTGCTATTAACATAATTATTTTATTTATTAGTTTGCTCTTAAATGTATATCTAATTTATTCTGTATATTCCATAATATATAACTATTCTGTTAAATCTTTTTTTCTATTTTTATATTCAACTTCTTCTCTAAATGAATAAAAATGTATTAAAGTACTATCTCCTAACCTGATTTGTATAGATTGTAATTTACCTTTTTCAGTATAGAAAACTTTATAATTTCTAATATTAGAACTTGAAAATGAAAATAAAGGATCTTTTATTTTTAAATCAATAATTGAATTTAAAGTACTTATTCTTGTTTCATATATTTTTTTATGAAAAACTATATTAGTTATTGATAGTATCTCAGCTATTTTATATATAATTTTATTAGGTTCATTTTCTGAAATACTTCCATACTTAGCAAATGAACTTTTTTCTTTAAATACTTGTAATACTCCTTTATTATTAGGATGAATTTTTAAAATATTATATATATCATATTCTTCACTAAATCTTATTCCTTCTCCTATAACTACTTTAAATGCTAGTCCTTCTGTTAATTTTATTAAGAGATTAGCTATTTTTTTTGTAACATATTTTTGATTTTATTAAATTAATTAAGAATCCTTTTTCATAAAAAGTAATATTAATAATATTATAATATATATTATATATCCTATTATTCCCATTACTAAAATAATCTCTTTCATAACTAGTTATTATTAGTAACTTCTCTTACATAATGTGCTATAGTATACCATGTTATACCATCATTACAATCTGAATTTTTATTTATATCAGCTAAAACATTTTCTATCTGTTTCTCTGTTATATTAATCTTTAAATCTTTTGCTACTTGTTTAACATCATCTTTTTGCCAGACTATAAAAGCTGTATGTCTTTCATATTTTAAATAAATACATAAGTTATTTATTGAAATTTCATTTAGCACTTTTAATTGATTTTCCTTCATAATTTACTTTATTTATGTAATAAAAACTACTTGTTATTTTTATATAAGTTCTCATATTTTATTAATCATATTCTAAAAATGTCATAAGTATAAAAATAAATACAAAAAAAACTACATGTAACTTCCAATTAGGTATTCCTAAAACCCATTCTCCTGTAAAACATGTTAGCCATATATCAAAAATACTTATTGTTGGACTTATTTCAAAAAATAAAGCCAATAGTGACATTGCTGTTATAAAAAATAAAAATAATAATACTATACTTAAATATAGTATTATAGTCTCTTTGAATACTGTTTTTAATTTTCTCATATTTATTTATTTTTTAAATTCATATAAATTATACCAAGTATGATCTGTTCTTCTTCCTTTCCTTCTTATAATAAACTCTTCACAATATTCTTTTGACATACGCGTATATTCTGACAACTCTTTAGAGGTTGGTTTTTCAAAAAATACTTTTTCAAAATATTCCCCCTCTTGATTATATTTATTTATTTCTCTAGTTAATACCCAAACTTCCATTTATTTATATATTTTAAATCTAAACATAAATTTAAATTTTTTCCAATTATATTTTACTTTCAATTCTTCTATTACTTTCCATCCTTTCCTTGTCAATAAATCATATTTACTTGTTTAAACAACAATCTTTTTCCTTACAAACAAATCCATCACAATCCATACACCAACCATAAGTTTTATCAAAATCTTCTCTTAACTTTTTCATAGCTTCATTTGCACATTTATCACAAGGGTTTGTTTGTGCTATTTTTATTAATCTCACTTCTTCTTTTAATTTTCTCATATTTATTACTATTTAGACATCAACTCTGGAAATTTTAACCCTGTTTCCAATTCAAGGGATGTAACAGATTCTTTAACACTATTATAGTTTCTTTGAATATTGTTTTTAATTTTCTCATCTAATATAAATTGTTTTTTTGTCTTTGTTGTTTTCATAATTTCTAAAGTTTTAATTATTCTACACTACTAAAGTAATACAAATATTCCAATAAACCAAGCAAAATCGTAATTATTTTTAGTATGTGTTATTATATATCCAAATTTCTTTAGGATGTTAGTACAAAACTATCTTTCGTCCTTCGTAACCTACTTCTCTATTTCTTTTCAAGTAATTGAGGAGGTGTTAGATCTACTCCAAACTTATCTAAATGCTCATTACAAGCTCTTAGTAAAGGTTTAGTATGTTTTTTAAATCCACCGCTAAAAATAGCAAATATTTTTAATCTATTTATCTTAGTTAATGATTCTATTTCAGTCATAATATTTTTGTTTTAATGTTTTATTTTTGTTCTTCGTGTTTTACATTCTTGTAATTATGCTTTTAGATTGGTTTCTTAAGTTATACCATTTGATAAACATTACTACTTTACCATATATGTATTCTCTATTTGTAAAAAGTTGATTTATATTACTAGGGAAAATATTATTTATTTTGTTCTCTAACTCTTTATCTTCGGAAAAGTTTATATTACCTATCTTTTCAATTACTGTCATTAAACAATTCCAAGAACTATCATATCTTAAATTACTAAATATAGTAATACCCATAAATTCAGCAATTACTATATTATTTTTATTGTTCATAGTATTTTAGTTTAATTATTATTATATTATTAAAATAAAAGGACATGTGTATTGTTACTATTCTTCGCAATACTTTTCGCTTTTGTTGGTGCTTTTACATGAGGTCGCTTCTCTGTTATATCGATTTTACTCTACCTATCCTACGTACAATATGCCCTTTTATTTTATTGTTTTTCATTTATTAATATTGCTCCACAAGGAAATTTAAATTCTTGTTCTGTTAAAACTTCATATTTAATTAATTTCCAGTTTTTTCATTTGCATTATTAATTATATCTTCATCAACTACTTCATGATCTTTTTCTGACCAACTTTCAGAGAATTTTAATTCAGGTGTTAACCAGCAATATCTAACTTTTTTCATGGTTATATTTATATATTTAGCTATATTATTATTTAGTAGGTTAAGAAATAGTTTAAGGGAATTTGTTTGAAAGGGGTGAATTAGGATAGTACCGCACTTACATCAACTAAACTTATACTTCTAACTAAGTTTAATATATGTTTAAGAGGCTTTAAATTATCTCCAAGGTGATACTACATAAAACTACTTAACAATAGCTTAAAACTTCTTATTTGAATTATCTAAGTTCTACATGAACTAATCTAATTTCATATATATCTATAACATTTAAATACTTCCAACAAATACAATCTATTTCTTCATTGTCTAATATTCTATCAGATAAATGATCTAACATGGTTTCACTAGTTATACCTTTTTTTGCTAAAGTATCTTTATAATGTTGTTTTAACTTAGTTAACAACTTATTATACTTGGTGATATATTTCTCACCTTTTCTTTTATTGGTAGTAGCAAAGATAGTGTATGGAGATGATTCATATTCATCCCCAATACTAACTTCTACTAAATAAACTTTCTTCTTCATTGTATTGTTTTAAGTTAGGATAAAAAGTAAACATATACTTAATACTCCTATAGTATTAAACTAAATACTTTCTATAAGAATAAAGTAGTCCTTATCTCAGTTATTTTTAAACTTGCTCTATACAAATCTATTTGTAAACTTGTTATCTTCTGCTTATCAGACATCTTATCTTGTTTTTGAGTGTTTAACAATAGTATTATATACATCACAAAACATATATATCTCTTTTAAGGGAGTTTTGGCTCTTTTTAATAGTATCATAGCTTTATGAAAACTAATCTCTTTAGATAGTAATTTAACTAAGAGATCCTTTTTTTGTTGCGTAGTCATAATCTATATCTTCTGTTGAACTTTTTATGATAGATTCTTCTATCACTTCTAATAATCTTAATTGTTCTTTAGTCATGGTGTTGTGGTATTAAATGGTTAATAATAAATATTTTATTGTTGATTGATTGATGTGTGGTTGAGAGTTGTGGTTAAGTAGTTAAATAAATAAAAAGAGCCATACCATTACAGTACAGCTCTTTTTCCCAAATTTAATAACCCAACTTCACTATATTGTTTCTATGCCTCAGTAGCTACTACAGGTGCATCAGTAGTTGTTCCTAAGTCAAACTTAGTAATATCAACTCTTTTACCTCCAGCTAATTCAACTTTAGCAAAACCAGAATACTCTCCTTCTAACTGTACAGCAAGATTAACTCTCATGTCAGCTTGAAACAATCCTGATTCAATGTTTTTTTCCCAAATAGATGCACTTACTGTATCCTTATTTCCATCAGGGTATACAATATCAACATCACCAATTCTATATTCTGTACCATTAGAATTTTCTAGTACTTTGTTTGAAATCTTAGTAAGTTTACCTTCTAAGTGCATTTCTCTTTGTCCTGTTACTTCGTTTAAAACTATTTTACTCATGTTATTTATATTTTTATTGTTTATAATATGTACCTAGGGGTACACCGCAAACTTAAAAAAGAGTGGGGGTTGATTCTTAGGTTGTCCCACTCTTACACCAAAGAACACTATTTTTTTTTGAAAAATAAAATTTTTTTATTTCTGAACACCTTAAAATCATAAAATAGCTATATTTTTATAGAAAATTTGAGTAATTGGGTGAAATTATTTGGAATTGTCAAAAAAAATCACTAACTTTGCAAGTGTATAACAAGAAATACTATATAAACAGTATATTATTCACCTAATAAACATAATAATAGATAGGTGAAATCAATAGGACATATTTATAAGATTTTAATAAATAGTTATATTATATAGGAGAATTTTATATAATTATTTGGATTTGTTATTTATTTATTGTATCTTTGTATATATAAACAGATAATTAATAAAAATGGGTTTACAATTACTAATAGTAGAATACAAAGGAAAGCACAAAGATGGTTACTTAATTACAACATTACCAGAAGAAGATTTACCTTTTTCTAAGGAAAGTTTTGTAATAAGAAGAAGTATAAGTAAAAATGTAGATTTTAAAGTATTAGAATCAGGTATATATGGAGATCATGCAGAATATTACAGACCTTCTAATTTTGAAGAAGCATATAAATGGAGAGATAGTTTAGAGAATGAAGGTGATAGAGAATATATTACCAATTTACTTAAATCATTAGAAATGAATGATAACTATTATTTAGAATATAATTATTGAAAGAAGTATGATATATAAATTATTATGGATTTGTTCAATAGTTTCTATTTTACAATTCATAGGATTAGGATTTTATTTTAATCCAGGAGAAACATTAAAAAGTATAAAGAAAGAAAGTAAAGTAAGATATAGATTATTTTATACCTGGGGAATAGCATGTGTAATAGGATCTATTAATCTTATTTGTAGTTTAATAATAGCAAGTATAGAATCAGTATGAATAAATTTGGAATAAAGACTAAAATAGTAAATTGTTCTTTTACTTTTACAGAGAAGGCAAAAAGTATTTTAGAAGAAAAGGATTATTTAAATATAAACCACTTTGGAAGTAATTTTGTAATTAGACCTACAGATGGAAATTTTGTTTTAAAGTTTACCGATGAATATGTAGCAATTACAAAGATGGTCACTTTGTTTGAATTAAACAGAGAAAGCTTTAATGGATTTTCTATTGAAGTAAGTTAATAATTAATATAAATAAAATGAAAAAGTCCCTAAAGAATATTATAGCAACAATTTTAGTAAGTATAGCAATTATAAGTTGTAGTACTAGTAAAATAATTACAAAGAAATCTGAATTAGGTATAAATAGAACAGAATTGCATTTTAAAAATAATTCAATAGAAGTTGATAATGTTTTATTACCTTATGTAGAAGAATTTGTAGAAGAAGCTATTAAGTATAATATAAATGTAGATAGTATAAGTAAAAACTTCTTAGGAATATATGTAGAGTATACTCCTAAAGGAACTCTAGGTGTAACATATAAACAACAGCCAGAAGGATTGGATTTTTGTTTAATAGCTCCTATAATTGCTGCAAATAAGAAAAAAGCTAGATTAATAGTCTTTCATGAATTAGCACATGCATATATGAGTAGAACTCATTGTCATAAATTCTGTAGAGAGATAATGTCTGCTAATATTTCAGTACATACTATTTATAATGATTGGAATAATCAAAAGAAGATATTTTTTAAAGAGATAAAGCATAATGCAATACAATGGTAACAGAAGAACAGATTTTAGATAAAGGATTTTGTAAATTTATAGAAAGTAAACAATCAGCTAGTAATTCTATAGATGAGAGGGTTGATTATATAGCTCTAGGAGCTTTTAAAAGTAGAAAACAATACTTACTATTAAGTTATTTTGATAATGGCTTAATGAAGATTACAGACTACTTTGAAAATCCTTTAACATATAGAGAATATTATTTCACAGGACAAGTAACTACTCAAGAACAACTTGACAAAGTTATTTCTAAATTAAAGTATGATATATGTGATTTAGACTGTAATGAAATATGTATTTCTAAAAAAAATTGGTAAAATATTTGGTAATATCAATAATAAGTATTATCTTTGTACTATAGAAGTAGATAATAATATAATATACATTTTTTTCAATGACGAATGGAATGGTACTTGGGAAGATGATAATAGTTCAAAAGAAAATGATTAGTATAGAAGATAATATAAAGACAGAGGTATTTAATAAGTATTTAGAAATAAAATTAGATATTACTCAAAATATAGATCAAGTGTTTAATAGATTTAATTATTACACTAAAAAGTATAGAGGAAATAGATTAACAGACATTAATGTAAGTTTATTGGAAAAACCTAATAATGTCAAAGAAGTTCAAATATTTGTACGACATAAAAATACTTACATAAAGGAATGTATTAATTACAATAGTAAAGGAATTATTAATATAGAAAGGAAAACAAATATTTATGACTAAGATGAATATAAAAGATATAACTGATATACTTGAAAATAATGCTCACTTTGTAAACCAGAATGAAGAACATTTTATAAATACTAACAATGGAATTCTAAATGAGGATAATATTACAAAAGCTAAACAATCTTTATTAGCAAATGCTATAAAGTATTTATCAGAAGAGATAGTAGATAGTGTACAACAATATCCAGAAGATGATATTTCACAAGTAGATCTTTCTACGGATATAGTAATACTAAAAAGAACTGATTTTTTAAAATTAAAAAGATATATAGATAATGGGTAGTTTTTTAAGAAAAGGATATAGAGATAGTAAAAAACTTTTACAAAAGACAAATAAGAAGAGAATAAATAAAATTCTTAATATTACACATCAATTAGATAGTGTAGCTAAAGAAATAATAAAATCACATGTTGTTATAACTGAGGAGAACATAGTGGAAGAAGCATCTAGATATACTGACCTACCAATAGGTAAATTAGAGAAGCATATTTTAAATGCAAAACTATATAGCTTCTATCAAGCATTAAAAGAAAAGAGAGAGAATGAAAGCAAACAAATTGACAAGAATTAATTTTAGGAATATAACTTCTTTTATAGAAGGAAACTTTAAGTTTTATTTTGATAAAATGGTAGGACTACCTAAATATAAAAAAGAACAAATTATTTGGAGATTTAGTTTATGTAAGAATGATTGTATAAAAAATGATTCTTGTAAAGTATGTGGATGTCCTCCTAAGAAAAAAATATATGTAAATAAGTCTTGCAATAAAGGACAAAGATTTCCAGATTTAATGGATGAGAAAACTTGGAATAAATATAAAGAAGATAATAATTTAGTAATCGATGGATAATACTTACATAATAGAAAAGGAAGATATAATAGATGTTTTAGAGGATATAGAAGCTTTTGAAGAAAGGATGAAAGTTTTTATTAAAAATCATCCACAATATTCCCGATCTATTATAATAAGGAGAAATAAAAACAAAAGATCAAATAAAAAGTGGGTTGTAGAATTAAATGTATTAGAAGATGGGAAAGTCATTAAAAAAATTGTATAAAAATAGATTGGAATACATGGAGTACTATAACAGAATGGCTCCTTTTCCAGTATTTGACACAGAATATGTTGAAGAGATTAGAAAAAGATTAGATGATATGGAAAATAATGAAGATAAAAAAGATAAAGATTTTGATTATGATGAATTAGCTGTAGTTGCTTGTCATCATTGTAAAGAATTATCTATAATAACTGATGAGGTAGATAATGACATTTGTTTAAACTGTGGAGCAGTTAATGAGATAGAATTTTATCCAAACATATTTGAATATAAAAAGGCAAAAGAAAAGTATGATAATAATTAGATTTATAGATCTATATACTACTTTTACCAATGATAAAGGAGAAGAATATGAAAAATTATCAGTTAGAAACTTTACACTCCCTACAATAATTGATGAAAGTAGAATAGTAGGAATAAATCCTTTTTTTAGTAAGAAAGGTAAATTATTTAAAAATGTATCTATGATAAGGTATGATAATGAAATAATTAAGGTTATAGGGAATTATAAAGAACTGGAGAAAAGGAGAAAACCAGGTTGTAAAATAAAAGGATATAATAATGGGAATAGATAATAAAAGTAAAAGATTGTTGAAAAAAGAACCCAAGCTTAAAGTAGACTTAAACACAGAACAAAAAGAAGTTATAAAACTCTTTTATGAGTATGATGTTAATTTTATACTAGGGGATTTTGGTTCAGGTAAATCATTGACCGCAGTATATGCAGCTATAGCATCTTTTAGAAAAAAACAATTTAACAAGATATGGATTACAAGACCTATGATAAAGAATAACTTAGCAGCTTTGCCAGGTACTTTAGAAGAAAAGATGTATCCGTATGTATTCCCTATTTTACAGAATTTAAATGTATGTCAAGGTAAAGTAGAAACAGAGAAAATGCTTAAAGAGGATTATATTCAAATAATGCCTATTGAAGTAGCTAAAGGAATTACTTTTATTGATTCAGTAGTTATAGTAGATGAATTTCAGGATATGGATTATCAAGATTTTAGAACTATACTTACTAGACTTGGAAAACATAGTAAAATTATATTTTGTGGAAGTAAAGAACAAATAGATAAAAGTATAGGGAAAAATTCTTGCTTGCATAAAATAGAGAAATTATACAGTAGTGGAATAGTTGGATATACAGAATTAAAAGCTAATCATAGAAATCCTATACTTAGTAGTATAATTAATTATTTAGAGAAATCATGAAAAAAAAGTATGGAAAAGGTAATAAGGAGATAAGTTTTTAATTATTAAAATAAACTAGAATTAAAAAGATTACTAAAACAATTAATGATAATATGAAGTTAATATTAAGTCCAAAGGACAATTTAGGAAAAATAGAATTAGAAGTACAAGGATATGCTCTAGAAGGTAATACTTTATTAGTAATATTACCTGATGGAAGTACTAGAAATTACCCTTTAATACATTTATGGTATTATAGTTCACATACAAATTACCATAATAAAAAAAATGATGGAAAGTAATATGGAATTTAAAAGTTATAATGATGAAGAATTTAAAACAAGCTAATTTAAATATCACTTTGAAGAATTTATTTAAGAAATGGTTAGAAATAACTAAACCATTTCATAATTTAACATCTCAACAACAAAAAGTATTAGCATTGTTATTATATCATCATTATAGATTAAAGAAAGATATTACTAATAATAAAATACTTTGGAAGATGGTTTTTGATTATGATACTAAATCCCTTATAAAAGAAGAATTAGGTATGAAAGATAGTGGATTTCAAAATGTATTAACAAGTTTAAGGAACAAAAATATTATAAAAGACAACGCAATAGTTACTACTTATATTCCAGATTTAGAATATGGAAGTAATAGTTTTAAAGTAATATTTAATTTTAATATAGTACATGAATAATATAGATAAAAAGAAAATAGCTAGACTTATACATAGATTAGGATTAAAGTATAAATTATCCGATCATATTATAAAAGAGATAGTTGAATCTCCGTATCTATTTACATCTACTATAATAAAAAGATTAGACTTAGATAAAGTAAAAACAGAAGAAGATTTATCAAAGCATAAGACTAATTTTATATATAAAGCATTTGGTAAATTATATATTAATTTCTTATTGATTAATAAGAAGAATAAACAGAAAGAGAATATAATTAAATTAAATAAGAATAAATGGAAGAAGTAAAGAATTTAACGCAAGATGGTGTATTAGAAGTCATAAAAGATTTTCCTTTACAGCCTTTAAGAAACAGAGTAATTATTACTATGAATGTAGATTCTCCAGATGGAGAAGTTATATTATCTAATAATTCATTCTCAGAAACTCAATTTGTAGTTGCTAAAGGAAGTTTTGTTAAAGAAATAGAAGTAGGTCAAAGAGTACTACTAGACTTAGAAAAAATGACTGAGACTACTCCAGATCCTGAAAATGGCTATGAGACTATTTCTAGAGTTAAGTTAAAAGTAGTAGAAGTAAATGGAAGAATGTACGCTATGATTTTTGATAATTTCATAGATGCTGCTGACAATAGAGAATATTAATAATTAAATATAATAGTAAAATGGAATTTAATAGAATAAAAGAATCTATAAATATTATAGAACAAGCTTTGAATTTAGCAGCTAAACAAGGAGTTTTTAATTTAAAAGACTCTACAACTATACAAGTTGCTTTAAATACAGTAGGAGAGTTTGTAGAGATAAATACAGGATTATCAGATAGTACTCCTAAATTAAAATCAGGTTCTGATAAAGAAATTATAGAATCTGTAAAAAATATTGAAGAAGGAAAAAAAGTTACTAAGTAATGAAGTTATTTGAACTAAAAAATTGGCAGCTCTCAGTTTCGGAAGAAACATGGGGGCTTTCGCCATTTAAAACTCTATTAGATAGAGATAAAAGTAAAGAAAAAGAGGTAGCTCTAGCTGAACTTATGTATATCTATCATTTTTGTGATATAAGGTCTGATTATAATTCTATGAGTGAAGAAAATAGAAAAAAAGAGTTAAGAAAAGATATATCTGGTCTTCCTAAGAATTGGAAGGTAGATAAAAGTGTTCAAATTGCAATAGACTTTTATAATAGTCATGAAACCATTATTCAGAGATTATACAAGCAAACTAGTAAAGCAGCAGGGGATGTAGGAGATTATTTAGAAAATACTAGAGAATTACTTGATGAAAGAGATTTACAAGGTAAAATAGTAACTGATATTAATAAGATAACACAATCTATTCAAAGAATTCCTAAATTAATGGCTGATTTAAAATCTGCCTATAAAGAAGTTGTAAAAGAGCAAGAAGATTTAAATAATAAGAAAAAAGGAAGTAAATCCTTTAATACATTTGAAGATGGACTATAAAGAAATATATAAAGAAAAAGAAGCAAGAGAAGGTATCATAGAGGGTATAAATAGACTTGCAGATGCCGTATTAACAACAATGGGTCCAAATGGAGGCACTGTAATCATATCTGACCATTCTGGAGATAAAATCACTAAAGATGGTGTAAGTGTAGCCAGTGAGATCAGTTTTAAAGACCCGATACAAAATATAGGAGCTAACCTTATAAAAGAGGTTGCAAAACTAACCGTTGCTTTGGCGGGTGATGGTACCACTACTTCTATATGTTTAGCAAAAGCTTTTATTAATAAAGGGTTTAAACTTATAAGTGAAAATGTAAGTTATAATATTATTAAGAAAGAACTTGAAGAACTAGAGATTAAGGTAATAAAAGAACTTGGAGAAGTAGCTATAAAACTAAATAGAACTAATATAATAGATGTAGCGACTATTTCTGCTAATAATGATGTACAGATAGGAAAACTTATTCAAAAGGCTTATAATCACTCAGATATAGTTAGAGTAGAGGAATATATAGGTAGAGAGGATTTATTAGAAACTGTTAATGGCATGAGGTTAAATACTTCATATTTCTCTAAAGCTTTTATAAATAATGGAAAGAAACAAGCAATAGAATATGATGAGGTTAAATTTATAATAAAAAGAGGAAAATTAGAAAGCTTAAAGAGTATATATAAATTACTAGAAGGAAATCAGGATCTTCCTATAATAATAATGGCAGATCACTTTACAGAAGATGTTTTATCTTTACTAAAAACTAATTATAATAAAAATTACTTACAAATAGGTCTAGTAAAGACTCCTGGAGTAGGAGGACATAGAAAAGATTTAGTTTCTGATATAATAGAATATACAGGTGCTAAAGCGTTATCTTCATCAGAAGGAGTTTACTTTTCAAGACTTGATAGTGTATTTATAAACAAAGATTATTTTGATTTATGTAAAAAAGATGCAGATGTTTCAGAATATGCAAATAATTTAAAAGAGACTCTTAATCTTGAAGAAAATACAAATAGTAGAGATCTTATTTCTCAGAGAATTACTAACCTTAATGGAAAAGTTTCTATAATAAAAGTAGGAGGAAGTTCTACCATAGAAATGAAAGAAAGAAAAGATAGAGTAGATGATGCTGTATTAGCAGTACTTTGCGCTTTAGAGGAAGGTATTATAGCAGGAGGAGGAATAACTTTAAATAATATGAACATAGATAACTTATTTTCTAGTTGTTTAAAAGAGCCTCTAAAACAAATTCAAAGTAATGGAAGTGATCTAAAAGAATGTTCTAATCAAGACTTATTAGATAAGAATATAATAGACCCTGTTAAAGTAACTAGATGTGCTATTCAAAATGCAATATCTGTTACTAAAACAATACTAGGAACAAAAACAATAGTTTTAAATAATATTTAATGGAAAGTATAAAATTAAATAAATTTCAAACCCCTTTATCAGAGGATTTAAAGAAAAACCTACCTAAAGAAGTATGGGATGATATTATTGAATATATCAGTACAGTACAATTTATTAAGTTTTTAATATCTCCTCCAGAAGTAAGAGGGTATGCAAAAGATAGACCTAGAGAAACTGAATTCTACAACGATGGAAGAATAGAGGTTAATGTAGTAGAACCTCATATATTAGAGGATATGGACTTTTTTAGAGAAAGGGCTATATTTTTTGAGAAGAATGGTAAGTATACTAATATCATACCTAATGGCAATCCTAAGTCGGATTATGCTGAGTTTTGGAGACAAGAATTATATAGATGGAAACATGGTATGGTTAGAGAGTCAGATGGAGAATGGATACCTGGATATTTATACTTTTATTGGAATTATTCTCCTATATGGTTGATAGAAAAGCCAGAAACTGTTAAAGAAAATTCAAAGAAAGGAAATAGAGTAAAAAAGTTTCCAAAACCCTGGCTAGGTGACTATACATTTTTTCATTATTTAGAGCAATGTTCAGATAATGGTAAACATGGTAAAAACCTAAAAACAAGAGGAATTGGAATGAGTTTTAAGAATGCATCTATGTCTCCTAGAAATATGTATGTATTTCCTGGTACAGGTAATTCTAATTATCATTTAGCGAATGAAAAATCATTCTTATCAGGTGATAAAGGTATTTTTGGTAAAATATTAGATTGTTTAGATCATATAGCAGATAATACTCCTTTTTCTAAATTAAGATTAAAAGATAGTAAAAGGGATATGGAAGTTCAACTTGGTTATCAAGATGAATATGGAGTTAGACGTGGGTTACTTTCTTCTGTAATAGCTATTTCTTTAAAAGATAATCCAGATAAAGCAAGGGGTGTAAGGGGAGTATTCTGTCACTATGAAGAGGATGGTTTATTTGATAACTTAGAAAAAGCTTGGAATGTCAATAGAGCAGCCTTTGAAGATGGTGGAGTAGCCTTTGGATTAATGCTTGCAGCAGGTACTGGTGGTGTAGAAGGAGGTTCTTTTGAAGGATCTGAAAAATTGTTCTATTCTCCAGAAGCTTATAATATTTTAGGTGTTCCTAATGTATTTGATAAAAATGCAGATGGTAGTACTAAATGTGGACATTTTTGGGGAGCATATTTAAACAGGAATGAGTGTTATGATTTAGAAAATGGAGAACCTGATGTTATTAAAGCTTTAGTAGAAATATGTATGGATAGATATATAATTAAGTATAGCTCCACAGATGCTAATGCAATCACTCAAAAGAAAGCAGAGTTACCTATTACACCTCAAGAAGCAGTTATGCGAACTGAGGGTACTATATTCCCTGTAGCAGACTTAAAAGGACACTTAGAATCTATTGCAATAAAGAAAGATACATTTTTAGCTGAACATTATGTAGGTGATTTAATATATAATCCAGATAATACATTAAGTTGGACTCCAACAAGTGATAAACATCCTTTAAGATCTTATGACACTACTGGAGGAAATAAAACAGGTTGTTTGGAGATATTTGAAATGCCTAAGAAAAATAGTGAAGGAGTGATTTCTAGAGGTAGATATATTGCAGGAGTAGATCCAATTGATGCAGATACAGGTAAATCTTTATTTAGTATGATAGTGATGGACTCTTTTACAGATAGAATAGTAGCAGAGTACTCAGGAAGACCTAGAACAGCTAATGAAGCATATGATATATGTCTAAGAACATTAAAATTTTATAATGCAGAAGCTAATTATGAAAGTAACTTAAAAGGTTTATTTAGTTATTTTGATAAACATAATGCTCTACATTATTTAGCTGATGTACCTCAAATACTAAAAGATATGGAGTTTGTAAAAGCTACTAACTTATATGGAAATAGAGCAAAAGGTACTCATGCTAATAAACAAATAAACTCTTGGGGTAGATTATTACAAGCTGATTGGATGGTTTCTAAAGCACATGGGGATGATGAAGATAATAGGCTGAATCTACACAGACTAAGATCTTTAGCGTATATAGAAGAATGTATAAAATGGAATCCTGATGGCAACTTTGATAGAGTATCAGCAGGTATAATGTTGTTTATTTTACGAGAAGATAGAATGAAAAGAACACAAACTGCAAAAGGATTAAGAGGAAAAAAGATTAAGAACTTATCTGATGATCCCTTTTTTAAAAATAATTATAAACCTACGAATAATATTAATACAGGTAAAGGTGGAAATTTATATTAATAGCTATTAGTTATTGATGTACTATGTATATAAAGTATGTGAAATACTTGATTTCCTAAAATACATTTATTATATTTACAAGTTAATTAAAGGATATGACAAGAATAAATAAAATACAACTACCTAAACAAAGGCTTTCTTATAAAAAGAAAACTAAAGAATGGAGAAAGAATAATGTAGATTATGCAGATACACATTCTTTTTATCATAATGAAGCGGTAAGAAAAGGACTTAGGAATAAGGTTATAAACTTAAATCTTTATAATGGTATTGTGGATATTAGAGATTTATCTAGAGTGGTTAATCCAAATCAATTAGATGCTTCTTTTATTCCTGATAATCTACCTCATCACCCTATAGTAGTTCCTAAAATAGATCTATTAGTTGGAGAAGAAATAAAAAGAAGATTTGATTGGAGAGTTATAGTTACCAATCAAGATGCTATAACTAAAAAAGAAGAAGATAAGAAAAAAGAACTTTTAAGTAAACTTCAAGAGTATTTACAAGCTAACTACCAAGAAGAAGAATTAAAAGTAAAATTACAAGAATTACAGGACTATATGAAATATGATTGGCAAGATCTTAGAGAAAAGATGGCTAATCAAATATTAAGACATTATTGGCAAGAGCAAGAATTTGAAACATTATTTAATAATGGATTTAAAGATGCTCTTATTATGTCAGAGGAAATATATCAAATAGAAATAGTACATAAAGAGCCTACACTTACTAAGCTAAATTCTTTAAAAGTACACTCTATACTTTCAGGAAATTCAGATAGAATAGAGGATTCTAGTATTATTATAGTAGAAGACCATTGGTCGCCTGGTAAAATAGTAGATTATTTTCATGATGAATTAAAACCAGTAGATATAGATCACATTACTGATTATAGTTCTTCTAAAAGTAATGGGGCTTATTCTGACGATGGGTCTAATCATGTACTATTAAGAGATGGTATAGATAATGAAGATGTATATAGTAGCATATTCGAGATAGCAGAAATAAATGGACATCAATTTGGATCAGATTATACAGATCAAACTGGAAATATAAGAGTACTTCGTGTTTATTGGAAATCTTTAAAGAAAATAAAGAAAGTAAAATATTATGATGAATACGGAGAAGAGCAATTTAAAATAATGTCAGAGGAGTATATCCCTAATAAAGAAATGGGAGAAGAAGCTAAAGCATTATGGGTAAATGAATGGTGGGAAGGAACCAAAATAGGAAAAGATATTTATTTAAATATGAAACCTAAACAAGTTCAATATAATAAACTAAATAATCCTTCTCATTGTCATCCAGGAATTATTGGTCAAATTTATAATACTAATCAGGGTAAAGCCGTATCCTTACTAGATAGGTGTAAAAACTATCAATATTTGTACGACGTAATGTGGGATAGACTTAATAAAGCTATTTCTACAAATTATGGAAAAATAGCTAATGTAGATTTAGCAAGTATACCTGATGGATGGGAGATAAGTAAATGGATGCATTTTGCTGTAGTAAATAAAATAGCGTTTAGAGATTCATTTAAAGAAGGAAATAAAGGAGCTGCAACTGGTAAATTGGCAGGATCTTTTAATAATGGTCAAAGTAGTTCTATAGATATGGAAACAGGTAATTATATACAACAACATGTACAATTACTTGAATTTATAAAATCAGAGATGGCTGAAATAGCTGGTGTATCTAGACAACGTGAAGGACAGATTAATAATAGTGAAACAGTAGGAGGAATAGAAACATCTGTAAATCAATCTTCTCATATAACTGAGTTTTGGTTTCATACACATGAAAAACTAAAACTAAGAGTATTAAGTGCATTCTTAGAAACTGCTAAAATTGCTCTAAAAGGAAAGAATAAGAAAGTGCAATATATTTTAGATGACCAGACTATTCAATTACTTAATATGGAAGGTAGTGAGTTCTCAGAAGCTGATTATGGATTAGTCTGTACTAGTTCTTCTAAAGCTATGGAATTAGAACAGTCTTTAAAACAACATGCCCAAGCATTCCTTCAAAATGGAGGAAGTATTTCTAGTATTATGGATATATACTTTAGTCCTAGTTTATCTGATATGAGAAGAAAATTAGAATTAGCAGAAGAGAAAGTAAATCAAAGAAATTCTAAAGCCCAAGAAGATAGTCATAAGTTAGCAACTCAGGCTCAGGCTGATATTAAAGAATTAGAACAAGCTAAACTTCAATTAGAAGATACTAAAAACATACGAGATAATGAGACTAAAAGATATGTTGCAGATTTAAAAAGTCAAGAAGTAGACTCTGAAAGTAATGATGGTATTGATGATATTTCTTATAAGAAATTGGATTTAGATGTGAAAGATCAAAGAGAACAAAGATTGTTAAAGATACGACAATTAGATGATGTAATGAAGATGCATAATGATAAAATGAGTAAAGAAGATAAGAAAATACAAATTTCAAAAAGTAAATCTAATAGTAATAAATAGCTATTAGTAAATGAGTATATTAAGTAATTTATAATGAAAATTATTGACTTTTGTAATATTATATATTATATTTGTTGATTATTGGGAGAAAAACATATAACATGGAAGATAATAATAACGATGATAATAATTTAGAGATGAGTCTATTTAATACAGACTCTCCTATAGAATTAAATCTAGATGGAGATATTCCATCAGGACTTTTACAAAATGATACAAATGGTGATGGAGGAAATACTGATCCTAAAGAGACAGATCCGAATGCACCTGCAAATATACCAGAACCCAATGAGGATGAAGATCCAGAGGACGTAGTTGGGAAAGGAGATCAAAAAGATGATGAGGGTGATGATGAATCTTCTCCCAATTTATATTCTTCCTTTGCTGAGGTTCTTAATGAACAAGGCTTATTACCCTCATTTGATCTTCAAAATCAAAAAGTAGAAACTATTGATGATTTAACAAATGCGTTTAAATCAGAAATAGATACTCAAGTAAAAAACTATTTAGTAACAAAACTAGGAGAAGAAGGATTTGATGCTATAGAAAAAGGAGTAAGTCTACTAGAATACCAAGAGCATAAAGATAATATAGATGTACTAGATAATATTACTTCTGAAAATTTAAGTGAAGATTTAGAACTAAGTAAAAGAATTATCTTACAAGACTATATTAGTCAAGGTATAAGTGAAAAGAAAGCCTTAAGACTTCTTAGAAAAACTGTTGAATTAGGAGAAGAATCTATTTTAGAGGATGCTACTGAGTCATTAGAAAGCTTAAAAGAAATAGAAGCAAAAAGAATAGAAAAAGTTAAAGAGCAAAATACTCAAAGAGCTGCTCAACAAAAAGCATTAGAAGATAAAATAGATAATGATCTTAAAAATGCTATTTATAACAAAAAAGAATTTATTAAGAATATTCCAACTAATAAAGCTATCCAAGATAAAGTATACCAAAGTATTACTAAGATTGTAGGAAAGAGTCCAGAAGGAGTATTGGAAAATAAATTAATGAAAGATAGAAGAGAAAACCCCATTGAATTTGATAGTAAACTTTATTATTTATATGAATTAACAAATGGGTTTAATGATTTTTCTAAATTAGTAGGTGTTTCTAAAACAAGAGCTATTGATAAATTAGAAGAATCCCTTAGAAATAATAAGTTTGAAGATGCTGGTAAGCCAGGATTTTTAACTGATCCAGAAAGCTATGGTGGCATAGGTTCTGAATTAGTAATTGATTAAATAAATAAATAATAAATTAGAAATTAAAAACTATGAGTTTAGGTAAGTTTGTAATGACCAAAGGTAAGTCTTGGTCAGGTTTGACATTAAAAAACCACATTGGTGCTATTTTTGGTTCTCAACCACAATTAGCTTCTTCACTTACTACTGTACTTTTACAGAACTCTGGAATGAAAAACTTAGATACAATGCTTTCTATGTTTCCAGAGAAGACTTTGCCAACGGCAGATGATTTTGTATGGAAAGTAGTAGGAAGTGATGAAAGAAATATTGCTTTAGTAGAAGCACGTTATAATGGAGCAGTTGTATTAGATACTGACACAGAAGTAGGTGCTGCTAGATCGGTTATTCAATTAGTATTTGACGAGAAGTATTTTAGTAAAGTTCATGTTATAACTGGTCCTAGACCTGATATATATCAATTCCGTATACTAAGAGATCCTAGTGAAGAAGGTGGTCAGTATGTATATGACGTTGAAATATTTGGTGGACAAGAAACTTTAGGTGGTGTACCTGGAGATGAAATAGTAGGAGGAAATAGATTCTCTATTGAATCTGCTTATGTAGAAGATGAACTTTCTACAGAAGGTGCTGACATTCAGTTTACTTCTCCTTACACTATGAGAAACTCTGTTTCTACACTAAGAATGGAGACTAAAGTATCTGGTGCTATGATTGATTGTAAAATTAAGCCTGTTTATTTTGCTGGAATAGAAACAAGAGATCCTAATACTGGAAAAGTACATAAGTCAGTTACATGGATGCAAGAGGTATACTGGCAATTTGAAAAGTCTTTATCTAGAATAAAAGCTCGTACTTGTATGTTTGGTAAAACAAATAGAGATGAGAACGGAAGATTCTTAAATAAAGGTAATTCAAATATTGAAATTAAAGCTGGTTCTGGGATTAGAGAACAAATGGAAGTATCTAATACTAGTACTTACAATACATTTTCAATTAGATTACTAGAAGATTTACTATCTGAATTATCAGAAGGAAAACTAGATTTTGGTGAGCGTAAGTTTATGTTACGTACAGGAGAAAGAGGTGCTGCTCAATTTAACAGAGCTGTAACTAAAGAAGCTTCTGGATGGGGTGCAATAGGATTTGATAATACAAATACTGGAGGACTTCAAAAAGTATCTAGTAAACTTCATACAAATGCTTATTCTGCTGGTTTTCAATTTACAGAGTGGAAAGCACCAAATAATATTCACGTAATATTAGAAGTTGATCCAATGTATGATGATAAAGTAAGAAATAAAATTCTTCACCCAGATGGAGGAGTTGCTGAATCATATAGATATGATATACTTTATATCGGATCTATGGAAGAGCCAAATATCCAAAAAATCAAAGTTCAAGGAGAACATGAATTAAGAGGATATAAAGGTGGTATTAGAAATCCCTTTACTGGACGTAGAGGTGGAGTTATGAATCACATGGAAGATTCTGCAGTTATGACTGCAATGTGTATGTTAGGAGCGATGGTAAAAGATCCTTCTAGAACTGCTACACTAAAGCCAGAGATTTTAGATTAATCTATAATTACATATTAGGTTTAAAAAGGGTGTACCAATTAAAACACCCTTTATTTTTATAATAAATTAAGGGAGAAATAATGGGAAAAAAGGAAGAAACAGGTGGATTTAGTCTACCTAATGAAACAGTTAAAGTAAAGTTTATACGTAGAAGAAGAGGAATGGCAGCTCATGTAGATGATAATCATGTTATATCAGGAGGAATGCTTACAAACTCTAAAAGGTCTTATTCAGCTCCGCTAAGAAGAAAAGGTGGAATTGCTAATGTTCTTTCTAATGAAGAAAAAGAATATTTAGAAAATAAAACAGGTTTAGATTTATCTGTATATGGAGATTTTTGGAAAACTTTTTCTGTTAATCTTTTTAAAGAGGATGCAAATAACGTATTTGATTTAAGTATTCCTATGGATTATATTTCAGTTAAATTACTTAAAACTTTAAAAAATAAAATTGCTCCAGCATGGAAACTTAGAAACCAAAAACAAACTTATGAGTTTGTTATAACTGGAGAAAATGAAGAGTTTAACGAGAATAAGGTTAAATTAGATACTAAGAAATTAGCATTTAAACTTTATGGTAAATTAGAAGATGATAGAGAGAAATTATTAGGTATATTAAAATTACTTACAAATCAACCTATATCTAAAGATTCTAAGTTAAATTGGTTACAAGGAAAGGTAGAAGAGTTTGTAGATACAACTCCTTCAAATTTTTTAAGAGTTGTTCAAGATGAAGATTTTGATACCAAAGTTTTAATTGGTAAAGGAGTAGAGACTGGAATAATTATTAGAAATGGAAATAAATATTCTACTATAGATGGACTAGAACTATGTGAAAATGGTCAAGTACCTTCTTTTAATAATGTAGTAGATTACTTAAATAATCCTAAGAATCAAGACGTAAGGTCACTAATAGAAGCCAAAGTAGATAAGAAATAATAATATGACAACAACAGAGTTTAGTAATGAGTTTGATATATTGTATAATGGGATTGCAACTAATTCTGCCCCAGGATTAGATCTCTATGAAAAGTCAGTATATCTTACTAAAGCTCAACTAGAGTTAGTTAAAAATTATTTTAATCCAAGAGGAAATAAGTATAGACAAGGGTTTGAACAAAATTCTAAAAGAAGAAATGATCTAAACGAACTTGTAAGAAGTTTTACTTCTAATATAGTATTTACATCAGATGAAGGTATTTCTGAAAATTCAAAGTTTTTTAGAATTCCTAATAATACTTTTCTTATTATTCAAGAAAAAGCAAAAGTAACATCTGGTAATACTTGTTTAGATGGTAAGTATGTAGGTATAAAACCTAAAACACATGATGAGTTTAATACTCAAGAAGAAAATCCATTTAAAAGACCAGATAATAATACTATTTGGAGAATAGATTTTTATTCTCAAATAGGAAGTTTTAAAAATGTTGAATTAATATCACCTTTAAATTTAAGTGAATATAAATTTAGATACATCATTTATCCTTCCCCTATAGTATTAACTGATTTATTAACAGATTTTCCTGGAGAATCTTTAAGTATAGATGGAATAACGCAACCTCAAACTTGTCAATTAAGTGAGAGTATGCATAGAGAAATATTAGACAGAGCCGTAGAGTTAGCATTAGTAGATTATAAACCTGCTTCTGTTCAATTAAAGACTCAAGCTAATTTGAGAAATGAATAATTAATAAAAATTAAATAATTAAAAATGAGTGTATTTGGACCAAATCAAGTAGAAGAGTTGATTATAGGAGATGCTGTGTCTAGTCAGGCAACTATAGCTGATTTTATAGCTTCTGCTACTGATAAAGAAATTAAAGTTTTATCCGCTAATGGTGGTGCTTTGGCAGCAGGTGAAGTGTTTAAAATTTTACAAAAAACTAGCGGTGATTCTGCTAAAGGATTAGATTATGAATTTAGTGATGTAGTAGATCCTTCTAAAGTAAATAAAGTAATAGTAAAAGAACATAATGCAGAAGTACAAAAATCTGTTACAATTACTGGTTTTGATGCAAATGTAGTAGCTGATACTACTTATGCTGTAGAAATTAGATTGTATAATGATGGGGGAACTTTATCTCCTGAGAATTTTGCAATTATCTCTGGTTACTATGTAACTAAGTCAAATATTGGAGCAACTACTGCTGCTGATATTAGAGATGGTATTGTTACTTCTTTAAATAACAACTTAAAGCGTAGAGGAAATAGTGAGTTTGTAATAACTACTCCTGATACTTCTGAAACTGATATTGTTATTACTGGAAAATTTCAAAATGTAGTTCCTGGAAAAATTATAGGAAGACAAATAGATTTTGATGTTAATGCAAAAGTATTTGCAAATGTAACTTTAACACATGAGAATTTAGGATTGTTAACTGTAACTGAGTTACAAAAAAACAACCCTGGAACTGGTACTGGAAAGTATGCTGTAAATTTAGAATGGTTTACTAAAGGTTATAAGTACGAAGCTTACAGACAATCAGGGTATCCTGCTGATTTTTCAGAAAGAACACCTTATTATGCTTCTGCTAATGGAACTTATAATACTATCCATATCAAATATTATAGTGATAGACAAAGTCCTACAGTTGAGAAACAACAAAAAGTACTTACTATTTTAGTAGATGCTACTAGTGTTGCACCTGTAAATGCTGTTTTAGCTGATCTAAGAACTGTTCTTGGTGCAGCAAATGTTCCAGCAGATTTAGTATAATAAAAAACAAAAACTAATATATAAAGGAGAGTTGGGTCATACGGCTTTTCTCTCCTTTTTGTTTACAATAAATATGATAGATATAAATAATTTTACAATAATAGATAATGGAACTGCTTTAAGCGTTTCTGTAGAAACAGATTTAAACGAAACCATTACTTCTGCATTAGTTTGGACTGACCAGACTTTTAAAGATTATAGCCAAGCTATAGATGTAACAAGTTATTTGGCACAAACAAGTAATATAGAGAATTTTACTTTACCTGCTTCTGTTTTTGGTGTAAACGAATTACAAGGTATATATTTTATAGAATTTCAAACTACTTCTGGATCAACAGATGATTGTGTAAACTGTTCTAATAATTTAGGAGTTGCTGCTTCTTTGCTATGTTTTAAAGAATGTCTACTTGATAAGGTATTACAATATTCAGTTTGCGATGACATTAGTAATGAAAACTGTAATGAAAGCATTGTAACATCTATTATAAATATAGATGTATTAGTGGATGCTTTATGTACTTCTCTAGAATTTGGTTATTATGGAGAAGCAATTGATATTTTAAAAACTTTAAGAAAGTTGTGTAATTGTTCAGAAGGATGTAGTGAATGTAACCAATGTAAAGATTGTAAAGACCTTCCAAGTCCTAACTTTAAATCAGGTCTTGATTATGGAACATTAGACAACACTTTAATATTAGTATAAATGGATAAAATCACAAGTGGTAAAATATTAGTAGGATCAAGCTTAAAAGGAATTAACTATGCTAAAACTTATGGTAAGTTAAAATTCAAAGAACTATATCTATTTAACTTAATAAGTCAATTAAATAGTTTTTGTGAATTAAATAAGTCTTTTGCAGTTTCTCAAAAACTTGATAAAATACTAAGAGCTTTGCAGAATAAATATCCTACTATTTGCAATTATAGAAGTAGAGGAAATGATTCTACATTTATAACAGGAAAACCTGTAAAAGATTTAAATACTATTACAGATACAAATACTAAGCCTACAGTATTAGGATATAATTGTTATGATTATGAATATACTGAATTTAGTATTCCTTTAGAAACTGTTTTATCAGGATATAGTGATTCAGAAAATAATTCTGCTAAATATATCAGAATAAAATCTATTCCATTATTAGGAAGTTTAGAATATAATAATGTACCAGTAATAATAAACCAAATAGTATTATTAGAGGATATAGATAATTTAAAGTATGATTTAAATTTAGTATACTCTGATGTAGTAAATGTAACATTTACATATCAAATAGGTGATGATAGTTTAAATACTTTGTTTAGTAATGAAGTTACTTATAATATATGTGTACCTGAGAAACATAATTTACCTCCTACAGTAGAGGATGAACAAGGAGAATTAGATTCTACTAATTGTAGAACTTTTATATATGGTGACTTTACTAATAATTTTACAGATCCTAATGAAGGAGATGTACCTTTTGAAGTAGAAGTATTAACCCTTCCTTCTATAGGAGAATTAGAATTTAATGGTTCTGTTATTACAGCTCCATTTATTTTTGACATATCAGAAGTTAATCAGTTAAAATTTTGTTTACCTGATGATTTTAGTGTTATAAATGGAGTAATATATTCTTATACAGGAGTATTAAATGAATTACTTAATGAATGTTTTGATGATGGTTACGTAATAGAAAGTGTAGTAGATGGTACATATAATTTAACAAAAACAGAACAAGTTAGTATTACAAATACTACAAATATATATGCATTCTTTGATACTACTTCTATGCAACAACAAGATGGAGTAGATGCTAAAATTGCATTAGAAACATGGTTTAATGGTTTTAAGATAGATAATTCTGATTTTACAGGAAATTTATATGTAATTCCTACAGGAAATGAAAGATGGGTACAATATGGAATTACTCCCTGGACTGGTGTAATTTCTTTTGTAAATACTTTTGGACAATGGGGAAATATTGCCCAACTACCTATTAATTTAAATACTCCTGAATGGATTTCTGATCCAGATGCTGTAGTATTATCATTTGTAGATGAAAGTAATTTTGATTATCATTCAAGTAGTGTATCTGATGGATTTACAGGAGTAATTACTCAACCTACTCTAGCATATACAGGAGATTTCATATCTTTTAAGGATGTTTATAGTAATTATAATTTTTTTAGAGGGTTAATATATCCAGTGGTTCAAAGCTTAACAGGAAATGGAGGAGCTTTAGTTTTACAAGCTATGGCTGCAATAGAAGGTACTACATTGACTCAAGCAGAAATAAGTACATATAATACACAAGTAGATGTAAGTTTATTATTAACAACAAATGCTTATGAAAATCATTTAATCTCTTCAAATCCTGATATATTTTTAGAACCATTAAAAGATTATAATTGGGGAGGTCAATTTGATAAAACAAGTCCAGCTAGTGAAGTATTTAATTCAACTACATTTAGTAATGATTTAGATGAATTTCTTTCAGGAAGTATGGAAACTATTGTTACTACTAAACAAATAGTAGGAACACTTGTAACAGATCAACCAATTGATTTTACATTTAGAACAAGTGATGATGATAATCTAGAACAATTGTTTAGTAATACTGCTACTTATACTTTGACATACGGTAATTTAAATAATTTACCTCCTGTTCAAGTAGGAGATGGAAGTAAAACAATTAATAATAGTACTGTGATTACTTTTAATAGGAATGATTTTACAAACAATTTAAATCCTTCTTATTTAGATCCAGAGAATGATCCTGCATTTAAACTGAAAATAATATCTCTACCTTCACAAGGTACATTAACTTTAAATAGTATAAATGTTATTATAGATCAAGAAATATTATTCACAGATATTGATTCAGGTTTATTCCAATTTACACCTAATCCTAATTTAGATAATTATAGTGTTGAATTTGACTTTCAAGTTTCTGATTCAGGATCTAATGAATTTGTAGGATAATGAGTAAGTATACAATAAATATAACACAAAGTAAAAAATCTCCATCTGTAATAATTGAAAATAATTTAACAGAAGATTCTTGTTCTAGTACTAAAGAAATTACTATAATAATACCCAGTAATTCTTCTAAATATATAACTATAGTTCAATCAGGAATTGGAACAAATTATATAGGATTAACTGGAACTATAACAAGTAATACTAATTACACTTTAATAATCAATGGAGATAATACTAATGGAGGAATTTTGTCAGGCACTATAGTAGTGACTGCAAGAGATAAAAAGGGAGGAGAAATAGAAGACCAATTAATTTTTACAAGACAACACGAAGGAACACTTTGTTCAGGGGGTCCTTCTTAATACAAAAAAATAATAATGATAGAATGTAATCAAATAGCTATAATAGCAGCGCAGCTACAAGAAAGATTTGCTAAATGTAGGGTATTAAGAGCAGAAGATATGGATTTATTAGTAGATCTTATATTAGCTGTTCAGACTTGTACTGCATCCTCTATAGTACTAGATAATATCCCTTTAGTAACTAATTTTGGATCAGTTTTTCCAATAGGAGATAGTTTACCTATAAACGTTATAAATAAAGTAAATAGTTTACCTTTATTTACAGTAGAAGAGAATCAAATACTAGTTCTTACTGGTATATCTCATCCTATAGAGAGATCTTCAATATCTTTTGAAGTAACTTATATAGTTAATGGAAAAGGTAAAGGCACATATGGTACAGGAGGAGGTATACAATTAACAACAGCAGACCTTCAAATTATTGAAAATAAAAAAATAGATTTTGGTGGTACTACTCCTCCTATAGTAGATAATGATCCAAATTCTTTTGTTAAAGACTTAGGAGAAATAGATACTCAAAATGTAGTAGATGTTATTAATAACTCTAATGAACCTTTTGTTATAACTACCCCTACTAATTGGTATTTTGAATATACTGCAAATGGTAGTAGAGTTCTTTATGGATTTAGAGGTAACAATGGTACCTATGGAAGTGGTGCAAGTCAAATAACTATTGCTGATTTATTTTTAATATACGACGAAGATAATTTATCTACTGAATTTGAAGGATATACAGAACAGGGTACTAGAGGGGGATCAGATCTTATTGTTAAAATAGGAGATTATGATGAAACTGGGGAAAGTAAAAGATTAGTAATAGATAATACAGGTTTAGATCTACCTATTACTTCTTTTTCAGATTTTAAAATAGATCAAGGTAATTTAATAATAAACCAAGGTGCAGGAGATGCAACAATTTCTCCTGATAATATTACAGCAGATAGAACTTATCAACTTCCTGATAATTCAGGAACAATTGCTTTACTTAGTGATTTAGGAAGTACTACTGGAGGAGCATTTGAAAATACAGATGAAGGTTCTGGTAATGGTATATTTAAAGTAGGAAGAGATCCAAATAATTTTGGACCTATTGGAAGTAATGCTATGGATTTATCCACTTCAAGCGGAACAAGTATAGTAAGAGGCGCAACAGGAACTAATTCATTTGCTATAGGAAGTAATGTAGAAGCAAGTGGACATGGCTCTACTGCTAGAGGATCAGGATCACTAGCTACAGGAACTTATTCCATAGCTCATGGGTATAATACTACAGCAAGTAATTATTTATCTACTTCTATAGGATTAGGACATTCCGTATCTGGACCGTATTCTACAGGATTTGGAGTAAATGCAGTTCATTCAGGAGCATATGGACTCTCAGCAGGAATAGGTTTAATTAATAAATCTACAGCTACTGCAATATTTGGTCAAGGAAATTTAGACTATACAAATACTTCTACTCAAATAAATATTGACGAAGCTCCTTTATTAGTTGTAGGAAATGGTTCAATAGCAGTAGGTTCTCCAAATACTGTTGCAACTAGAAGTGATGCATTTAATGTATTGTATTCTGGATTAGTATTAGCACCTTCTTTAGAAATAGCTGATATTGACGCAGAAACCACTGGAAAAGTACTATTAACAAGAGAATGGTATGAATCTAAAGATTTAGATTTACAAACAGTAACAGATAACTCAACACAAGTAAATGGTGGAGCATTTACTACTAATAATATAACTATAGACAATGGAAGTAACAATGGTAGAATTACTTTTGGAACAACTAGTACAGGCTCTATAGGATGGGATGATAGTCCTGCTGGGGGATCTTTAGAGTTAGTTTCTAATAATAATGTTAGTATTATAGGAATGGCAGCGAGTAAATATGCTACATTAAATACTAATGGATTTGGGATAAATACTCAAAACTTAACAGTACAAAATACTGCTTTTTTAAGAACTAATAATATAACTACCCAAAGGTTATTAGAATTACCTGATTCAGATGGTATATTAGTAAATACCGTTAATAGTATAACTCCAAGTACTGCTGGAAATGTTGATTTATCTTTAGACAATACTTTAACAGTAAATAATGTAACAGCTCAACCTATTATAATGCAGTCTGCAACTGAGCAGGAATTAATCTTCCAAAGATTAGGAACTGTAGGAGATCAACTAAATCCAGTATTTTCTTTAGGTAGAATAATAAATGGAGGAATAAATGAAGCCAAATTAAGATTTGTAGGTCGAGATGATTCTAAATATACTACTGAAAGAGCCTTTTTTGAGATGGAGACTGGCGGAACAGTAGCATCTTTAAGAGAAGTAGAAGGATCCCATTATGAAGGATTTATAGGAGCAGAACAAGAACCTATGTTTAGAATATCTTCTACTAATTTAGGAGGAGGTAATTTTTCTTCTAGAATAGAATTGGGTTCAGGTGGAACTAATCCAACAGATGTATTTATAGAGAGACAAGGACCTAATCAATTAGGATTTGTATTAAGCGGAGGTACAAAGCAAATAATCTATCCAGATTCTGTATTTAAGCCTTCAAATATTGTAGATGCATTTCAAAACTCTGTTACACCTTCAATTCCAGGAGCAGGAGTTATTAAAGTATATAATAAAGATGGACAATTAACCCAATTAGATGAAAATGGAGTAGAGAGTTCTTTAGTTCCAGGAGTTTTAGAAGTATTAACAAGTTCTAGAGCAACTATTGGAACACATGTACAAGGAATCGTTAATAATGAAGCAGAAGCAATATTTAAGATAGAATCTTTTGATTTTGGAGGAAACAATTCAAGCAGAATATTATTCGGAGAAGGAGGATCTGTTACTCCAGACGTTGCTTTAGAGAGACAAGGTACAAATACATTAGGTATTGTACTAGGAGGAGCTGTTAAAGTAAGATATTTTGCAGACACTATTTTAAGACAACCAGATGTTGCTGATGCTTTTCAAGAAAATGCAGGAGTTGTAGCAACGCCTAATGCTGATGTTAAAAAGATTTTTAATAGAACAGGAGTTGGATTAGTAGAACTTGGAGGAGATGGTGTTGAAAAGCCTGTAGCAGATGATATATATAATACATTTGCAGATCTTCCTGTTGCAACTACTCTTACAGTAGGTAAAAAAGCAATAGTTACAAATGACCCAGTTGTAGATAATAATGGAGAATATATAGTAACAGGAGCTAATACAGGAAGTAATGGTACTACATGGATAAAAACAAGTGGTCAAAAAGTTACTACTGGTGTAAATTACACTTCTGTAGAAAATGGAGCATGGAGAGATTTAACTTTCGAAGTAGCATCCACAGCTGATACAGATGAAGTTATTAATTTCCCTATTTCTTTTTCAACAGCACCTAATGCTTGGGATATTCAATTAAGCTCAAGACTTGATTCAGGTTTAGGAGATGCTGCATTCGCTCTAATTTCTGGTACTGTAACAAGTTCCCAAATAACTGTAAATAGAGTAGATGCAGTAGATAATAATGATAACCCATTTATTATCGTTAGAGTTAGAGGTTTAATATAATAATAATTATGGCACAATTCACAATAACAATTAATCAACAAACAAATCTACCACCATCTCAAGTAGGGGATGGTGCTAGAACTACTGAGTATGGAACATCAGTAACTTTTACAAGACAAGATTTTACTACTAATACTGTACCTCCCTATCAAGATCCAGAAGGAGATGCAGCATTAAATCTTAAAATTATAACTTTACCAGTAGAAGGAGATTTACTTTTAAATTCTTCTCCTATTATAGTAAATCAAATAATATCTTTTGCAGATATTGATAGTGGATTATTTACTTATTCTCCTAATAATGGAAATACTAGTTTATATAATGATCCTTTTCAATTTGAAATATCAGATGCTGGATCTAACACCTTTGTAGGATAAAAAATTTTTAAATGGCTCAATTTAATATACAAGTAAATGCAATAAACTTTTTTGTAGAACAAACTAGTTTAATAGATTCTGAATGTTCTACTATAGTAGAATATACTGTAACAGCTAATACTAATGATGCTATTACTATAACATTAACAGGTAGTTATAGTAATGAGTCATATACTTCAAACGGAGTTACTAATTTTTTTAATGATACTGTAATGGTTGTATTTAACAACTCATTAACTATATCCTTTGCAGTAGAAAATGGAGGAAGTGCAGGAATATTTAAACAAGGATTTTTAGAAGTTAATAATACAACTATTCCGTCTGTTTATACAGATAACGTATTAAGACAAAATGATTCACCTGTTTGTGTAAATGTAAATGCAGCTACATATGACGATCTAAATGATACTCCTAATACTAAAATAGGATCAGAGGGTAAATTTATTAGAGTAAATGACGCTGGAACAGCTCATGAATATGTAGAAGTAAAAGGAGTAGATAAACATTTTGAATTTGACCAGCCTACCGCTCAAAGTAGCTGGGCAATTACACATAACTTACAGAAATTTCCATCAGTTACTGTTTTAAATACTAGTGGGGATGAAGTTGTAGGTTGTGTAAACCATATAGACGACAATACCATATTAATAATTTTTAGCGCACCCTTCGCAGGGAAAGCTTATTTAAACTAGAAAAATGACAAAACAATTTTTAGTAAACATAGATTTAGTTAAGAATCAGTTACTACAAGCAGTAATAGAAGTTTTAGCAGCAGCACCTACATCCCCTGTAGAAGGTCAGATGTATTATAACTCTACAGATCAGACTGCTTATATTAGATCAAATAGTAGTTGGATAGATTTAGGAAATAGTGGAATTACTAATTTAACATATACACCTTCTCCTACTAATGGAGTAGTTGTAAGTGATACTGGAACAGATGCAACTATTCCTCTTGCTGACACAACTAATGCAGGATTAATGTCTAATACGCAATTTGATAAACTTGAATTTATAACTGTTACAGGTAATATAGATTTAGATTTTATTTTAAATTCTGTATTAACAAATACTCAAGACATATCAGATATAGAGAATGCTATAGTAGGAGGGTTAACTTATGTAGGGTCTTATGATGCTGCTACAAACTCACCTGATTTAGATACAGCTCCATCTGGAGTAACAACAGGAGATACTTATACAGTAAGTGTTTCTGGCACATTTTATACAGAAGATGTACAACCTGGAGATATGATAATTGCAAATGTAGATAATCCTTCATCTGTAACGGATTGGTCTATTATAAATAAAAATATTCCAGATATAGTAGACTCTTCTGAAACTGAAAAAGGAATTATACAAATAGCTACACAAGTAGAAGCAGATGCAGGAACTGATGATACTAAAGCTATTACATCATTAAAATTAGAAACTAGGTTATCTGCTTTGCCTTTATTAACTAAGGTAACTCAAACAATAGGAGATGGTACTGCTACTGCTATACCAGTAACTCACAATCTAGGAAATGCTTTTGTAACTGCTCAAATATATGAAACTTTTGCTCCTTTTGCACAAGTAGAAGCATGTATAGAGTTAACAGATCAGAATACTACTACTTTTAGTTTTAATACTGCCCCTACTACTAATCAATATACAGTTGTAATAATAGGATAAGATGGCAAATAAAAAAATAGAAACAAACGTAAATGTAAACGGAAATATTGAAGCAGATGCTTTTATTAAAAGTGGAGGAAGTTCTTCTGAGTTTTTAAAAGCAGATGGAACCATAGATAATAATTCTTATGCTCTAGACTCTGTTAACATAAATGCTAATAACAGTTTAAATGGAGGAGGACCTCTTACAGGAGATGTTAATATAGAGTTAGATGGAGATGAAGATACTCCTGATATAAATTCTTATTATGGAACAAATATTTTAGGAGTAAAGGGCTTTCATAAAGTTCCTACTCAGTTAATACATAATCAAGGTAGATTTACTTGTTTTACAGATAATAGATGGACTACAGATTCTGATGATAATTATGGATTAAATCAATTTCAATTTAATGAAAATTGTGGAACAGGTATAGAACCTATAATAGAATGGGAACATATGGGAATTCTTTTACCAGAAAATAGAATTATAAAAAATCTTAAATTTGCAGGTAAATCAAATAATAACCAAGTAAGTGATCTAGAAATTAGAGTAGTATATAAATATCCAAATCCTATTACAAATTGGAAAACAGGAATGGATAATGATAATGAACAAACTATAGATACCTTATTTTCAGGGAATTATTTAGACGCAACTATGACAGGAAATATGAATGATTTTATGTTAAAAGAAATTGATTTAGGAGATTTTGAAACTCCTGAAATAGGGATGTTATGTATATATTTAAGACCAGTAGGAACTATAACTGCTACAAGATACTATAGAGCTACCTATACTTATGAAATAGAATAATAAAGATAAAAATTATAAAAAATGACATGGAAACATTTAACTCAAATATTACTTTAGAAATTCTATATAACAATATCGAAAAAATTCCTGTAGATAAAGTAATTCAAATAAATAATAAAATATACGGAGCAATCCAATCTACTAAAATATCTCATAACAGAAAAGGTATGAGTTTTAGAGTAGAAGTTAAAAAGGGAGAAAAATGGAAAATAAATCATCAAGATTGTGACCAAGTAATATTAATATATAAAGGTAAATTAAAAGAATTAACAACTAATACTATTGCTACTAGAAACACTTTTATAGAGTTTGCAGCAGGAGTGAAACATGAATTAATAGCACAAGAAGATTCTATATTTTATGTAGAATTTAAAAACCCCAAAAAATTAATTAATAATGATAGAATGGCTAACACAAAATTTATTTGAAATAATAGGTATGACACTTATTCCCCTAATAACGTGGTTTGTAACTAAGAGACACTTTCAAAAAAGAGATCTAAAAGATAGAGATGTAAATATAGAATTAAATCAATTAGAAATACTTTCTAAAAATCTAGATTTATATCAAAGAATGTTAGATGATGTAGAAACTAAATATGAAGAAAGAGCTTTTAAATCAGATGCTGAAAAAGAGGAATTAGAAAAAACAATTGAAGAACTTAAAATTAAAATAGAAGCATTAGAAAAAAAGATTTTAAAACTTATTCTAGAAATAAAAGATCTTAAAATAAGATTAACAAAGTATGAAAAAAATAGTAATTCTTGATTCAGGACATGGAGGTGTAATAGGAGGTATTTATCAGACAAGTGGTAAAAGATCTCCTAAATGGTCTAAAGGTATATTATATGAAGGAATGTTTAATAAGTGGGTTGTTAATAGACTTATTGAAAAGCTAGATAGAGATAATATACCTTATTATTATATTTCTCCAGAATATACAGATGTATCTCTTCAAACTAGAGTAAAAAGAGCAGATTCCTTCTATATTAAAAATAAAAACAGTTATGTACTATCCATACATGCAAATGCAGGTAGAGGTAGAGGTATTGAAGGGTTTACAACTGTTGGAAAGACTAAGGCAGATCCTATAGCAGATTTATTTTTAAGTAATCTTGAAAAAGATTTATATAATCAAAAAATGAGATTTGATTATACGGATGGAGATAAAGATAAAGAAACTAATTATTACATACTAAGAAAAGCAAAAGCCCCTGCTTTCTTATTAGAATGTGGATTTATGGATCAAATAAATGATTATAATAACCTATGGGATGAAAAGTATATAGAAGTACTTGTGTCATCTTTATATAATACAATTAAATATCTATATGAAAACTAAAAGAATAATTTCAATAGTAGTAATAGGATTAATAACTTTATTTACTATGAAAAAATGCAATAATAAGCAAGAAATAGAAGTTCCAGTAGTTTTAGAGATACCTATTCCCTCTAAAGAAAATTCATTTGAAGTTACTAAAATAGAGGAGGTTCCTTATCCTGTAAAAAATCCTATTAATAAAGAGTTATTAAAAAAGTATAAACAAGCTAAAGATAGTTTAGAAAAATATAAATTATATAAAGAAGCCGTAACAAAAAGAAAGTATAAGGAAATTTTTGAAGACTCTGTACAGAAAATAACTGTAACAGCTAAAACCACAGGAACTTTAGATAATTTAAAAATACAATATAAAACAAAAGAAAGGATTATAAAAGTAGATACTGTTATACCTGTAAAGATAAAAGTAAAAAAGAGAGCTATTATTACATATATAGAAGGAGGAGCTTCTACAGATCTAAGAGAAGGTATCAATAACACTCCTGTTGTTAAATTAGGAATTGATTACCGATCTAAAAAAAATAATGTATTTGGTGTAAGTTATGATAGCCAAAAAAGAGTTTGGATAAAAGTGGGAAAAGTGTGGAAATTCTAAAATAATCTGAAATATTATAAAATAAATGTATAATTGTTTGGAAATATCATTTATTTTTATTACCTTTGTAATTGTTACAAACAAAGAAAGTAACAAAGAAATATATAGTATTAAATAATAATATATGAATAAGGAAGAAATAATAGAATTTTTAAGAAATAAAAAAGGGTATTTAAAAGAAGGTGGTAAAAGACTAAGAAACCACTTACGTAGAAAGGGATTCATTACTACTATAAAAGATTGTAAATTAGCTTTAAGAGAAGCTAGAAAACTACAAAATGAAACTAATGTAAGAATTCAAAATAATACTGCTAAAGTTTTAATTTATGATATTGAAACTTCATATAATATAGGAAAGTTTTGGAGAGCAGGATATAATTTAAATATTAATCCTCAAGATATTATACATGAAAGAGCAATTATCTGCGTAAGTTATAAATGGTTAAATGAAGATACTATATATACAATTACATGGGATAATAAGCAAAATGATAAATTCTTATTAGAACAGTTTATTGAAGTATTAAATGAAGCTGATCTAATTGTAGCTCATAATGGAGATAGATATGATCTTAAATTCATTAAGACTAGAGCCTTAAAACATGATTTACCGATGTTAATAAACTATCCTCAATTTGATACTTTAAAAGTAGCAAAAAAGAAATTTATGTTTAATTCTAACAAACTTGATTACATAGCTGAGTTTTTAGGATTTGGTAATAAAATTAAAACTTCAATGGAGTTATGGGATGATATTATTCTTAGAAAGTGTAAAAAAGCAATGAAGAGTATGATTAAATACTGTGAAATGGATGTAGAGCTTTTAGAAAAAGTTTATAATAAATTAGTTTCATGGGAAAATCCTAAATATCATCAAGGAGTAATGCAAGGTAAAAATAAAACTACATCTCCGATAAGTGGTGGCAATAAGTTAAAGCATGTTAAAATGGTTACGACTAATAGAGGAACTATTAAACATATAATGAAGGATTTAGACACAGATAGATTATTTGAAATGTCTGATACTAATTATAAAAAATTTGTAGAGATACATAAATAAAATAAATAAACTACATGCCACCTATGTACTATTATAGTAGTAGGTGGCATTTTTCAATATAAAACAATGGCAAAATTAAACGAATTAATTTATGATATTAGGGAGGGTTTAAGAGAGTTTTCTGATGATTCTGAGATAGATAATAGGTATATTATTTATTTATATAATATAAAAAGATCTAAGTATCTTAGAAGAGATTTAAATAATTATCAAAAAACTACAGATAATTCTATTAAGCAAACTTTATGCTTAGAAATGGAAGAAGTTTCTATAGATGAGTGTGGATTAGATTATAATTGTGAAACTATTCTTAGAAGTGTTAAACCAATTCCTACTCCATTAGAGTTACATACTAAAGTAGCAATAACTACTATAAAACCTACTAATAGAATTAGTAAACCTTTTAATTTTGTAAGTAAAGATAGAATTCCTTATATAGAGGGAAGTTCTTTTTCTTCTTCGATATATACATTTATAGATGTGGATAATCATGTGTATGTTTACAGTCTATCAGATGCCTATAGATTGATAGAATGTTTAACTGTTACAGGTATATTTGAAAATCCTCTTGAATTAGAAAATTTTTCTAATTGCTGTGGTTGTAGCTCAGATACTGAAAAATGTTTTGATATTAATAATACAGAATATCCTATACAACCTCATTATATAGATTTAATAAGAGAAGAGATAATAAAAGATTTACTTATAACAAAAAGAATCCCAGAAGATAAAACTAACGATAGTACTGATTATGAAGAAAAGAATACATAAAATTAAAAGCCATTTTGGCTTATCTGATTTTTTTAAATTCTTTAGTAAGCAAAATGATTATAAAATAGATAAAAATACCTATAATAAAATTATTACTGATTTTAATGAGGAAATAAGAGAGTTAATTATAAATGATAATTTAATATATTCTTTACCTCATCTAGGATTTGAAGTAGTATTAAAAAAAGACAAAAGAAAGCCTAGGATAGTAAATGGAAAGCTCATTAACAATATTCCAGTAGATTGGAAAGCTACTAATGAATTATGGAATAAAAACCCTGAATCAAAAAAAAAGAAGTTGTTAGTAAGGTATAGAAATTCTCATACCTCTGGTTATATATTTAGAATATATTTTAAAAAATTTAAATGTAATCTAAAAAATAGAAGTTTATATAAATTTCAACCAAATAGAAAATTCAAAAGACAATTAAGTGCAAGAATAAAAGATCCTAATAAGGATAATTTAGATGCATTTTTACTATATTAAAACTTATTACTATGTACAATGGACAAACAATATCGTTAAAAGCGATCTTATGGAAAATAATGTTACATCCTTTAGCAGCACAATTAACATATGAAGATGCCGCTGAATATGCTATAGAAGCAATTAGATTACTAGGTGCGCCACTAGCTTTATTAGATAAAGTAACTAAACCCCCAATTACTATAAATAGTTATAAAGCTGCATTACCTGCGGATTTATTAAATTTTAAAGGAGTAAGACTTTTAAAAAGTAAAGAAGATCATGGTTTACCTGATATTGCATTAAGATATGCTACTGATATTTATCATAAAGGTCTTAATTGTAGTACAGAAGATAATTGTTCTACTACAGAATATACTTATACAGTTCAAAATGGAGTTATTTTTACTTCTTTTGAAGAAGGAGAAATAGAGATAAGTTATAAATCATTACCAGTAGATGATGATGGATTTCCTTTAATACCTAATAACCAAAAAACTAAATTAGCAATAGAGTATTACGTCTTATATAGATTTTTAGAACCTTTGTATGATATAGGAAAAATAACTGATAAAGCTTTTAATAGAATAGAGCAAAATAAATGTTGGTATATAGGAAGTGCAAACTCTTCTTTACTATTACAAGGTCCTGACCATGTAGAAAGTATTATGAATTCTATAAATAGATTAATAATTAATGACCAAGCGTTTAAAAATTTCCATAAAGGAGCAGGAGAAAGAGAAAGATTAAAAAGATATAAGTAAGATGTCAAATAAAAAAATTAGATATTCATTTAAAGGTGCTTTAAAAGATGTTACTAAAAGTAAACATCCTAGAGATTATTATGTAGAAGCACAGCATATAAAGATATTAGCTACAGATAGTCAAAGTACTGCTAGTGTAACTAATGAAAAAGGTAATGAACTTATAGTAACTATACCTGCAATAGCTTTAGACAATTCTACTAATACTATCACATATAATACCTCTACTATTTCATACGAAAGTAATGGAGAACTTAGTGAACAAATAAATAATAATTTAATAGGTACTTCTTCATCTAGTCAAAAGATTATAGGAGATGTTCCTACTAGAAATGGTATAATTTTATTTAGTACAGATGATTTAGGATTTGATTGTATTTGGCTAGTAGATAAAGTATTAGAAGGACAATATATTTTAAAACTACTTTATGTTAGAAATTTAGGGTTTTCTACTAATAATCCTATTCAAGCACTATTTAATTATGAAAATGATATAATTCAAAAAGTTTATTGGGTAGATGGAAATAATCAATTACGATTTGTGAATATAGAGAATAGTATTGAAAATGGAGATTTAGAAAATCTTATTGATTTAAATTCTGCAAATATAGATATTACAGGTAATTATAATTTATCTCAACCTTTTATAGAACAAGTTACACAAGGAGGTACACATACTTCTGGAGTAATTCAATATACATATAATCTATATAAATTAAATGGATCACAAACAACTATAGCTCCATTAAGTGAGCTTAGACCTCTTGACTTAGGTACTAGTTTAGGAGGAGGAGAGTTAAATGAAATTGTAGGAGCAAGCCCTTTAGTTAAAATAGAAGATATTGATACTAGATATACTCATATAAAAGTATATGCTATAAAATATACATCGTATAATCAATTACCTCAAATTTCTATAATAGTTGACGAGGAAATTACTAATTTTAATTCTTTTAGTTATTTTGATGATGGAAATGTTATAAATAATATTTCTATATCAGAATTCTTATTTTTAGGGTCAAATGTATTTTCACCTAAACATATAGAAAGTCAAGATAATAGATTATTTGCTTCAAATGTTAAAGATGAAAATTTTAACTTTGAAATAGATGCTAGAGCTTATAGTCATAATAATATAGGAGTTTCAGTTATTTATGATGATGTAACTGTTAATAATAATATACCTAATGGTACAAGTCATACTGTAAATACTACTACATATATAGTTCCAGAAAAACACGACTCTATTAACTTAAATTATGATTTATTTAAATTTCAAAAAGATGGTAGTACTATAGGTGGGGAAGGTAGATTTTTAAAGTATGAAATAGTTAAGAAAACCTTTCAACAACTAGAAGAAAGAGATTTAAGATTAAATCAATTCTTTAAAGATAATGAAATATATAGAATAGGAATACAATTTTATAATCCTTTAGGACAAATTAGTCAACCTTTTTGGATAGCAGATTTTAAATCTCCTACTGGAAACTTACAGGGTAATTATAGTACTTTAAAAGTAGAATTAAATATTCCTGAAATAAATTCTTATATAGATGGATTAGGTTTAGTAATAAATCAAAGACCTGTAGGATATAAAATTATTAGAGCAGATAGAACTATAAATGATAAAACTATCATCTGTCAAGGTAATTTAAGTGGAATGATGGTTCAGACTACTAAAGATGTAGCAAATTTTAATTATTGGAAAGCTCCTGACCCTTATAGTCCTAATTCTGAATCAAGAAGATTAGAGTCCTTAGAAAGACCTAAATTACCTATACTAGCAACTAGAGGATTTAATTTTTTTGGAGGACCTTATCCTGTATTAGGTTATGGACATTTAAAAATGTTAAATGAAGGTGTCGCAGAACAAGATCAAGAAATATACAGAGAAGATGATACTGACTACAAAAGACAACAAACTTGGCAGTATTTGAAAATGATGCAACTTTATTCTCCTGATGTATTGTTTGATACAGGAATTAGTTTTACAAACAGTATGCAATTAAGAGTTATTGGTGCTTATGAAGATCCTATTGATGGTGTCTGGAGTAAAGTAAGAGATACTAGATCAGGAAATGAAACTTTTAATTTTGTTGAGACAGGAACTAATAGTTTCAAAAGAGGAAGTAATTTTGGTATGTATGGACCTGGAGATGACAGTGAAGATAATGAATCAATAGCTGCTAGATTTTTACAACTATATAGAGGGTATGAAAATAATTTAACTCCTAGTTCAATAGGGGTATATGATATATATGGTAAACCTGAGATAACAGAGAGAGGACAAGGTAATACTTCATACAATGGAGATAACCAATTTAGATATATTAATTCATTAGAAAATTTATTATCAGATAGATATAAAAGAACTAATAGACCAAGAGAAGATGAAGATGCTATTGTATCTGCTAATTGTTTTGGAGCTAAGTGTGTTACTTTAGTACAAGGTACAGATACCCAAGATGAGCAAGATAGACTTTCTTTAATAGATATGTTTGTAAATACAAATATAGCAAATGAGAATTGTTTATTAATGGCAGAAATAGCTTTTCCTGATTTTTATAGATATGTCGGTAATATTTATGGAGGAAATTCTTATGAGTCAAAAACTAGAACATCCTATATAGAAATAGGTAAGTACAATGATATTACATCTTCTAGTGTTCAAATAGATTCTCCTGGAGATACTTTTGTACAAGATTTTCAATTTGGAAGACTTCTTAAGACAGATACAGAAAGATTTTCAAGTGATGTACAACAAATGTCTGAGATTTTAAAGTATACTGTTGAAACATCTGTAAATTTAATTAATAGAAGTGATTTATCCATTCAAGAATGGGATAATAAGTTTCAACCAAGAAATGATGAATATCATGAATATAATAGAGTATATTCTCAGCAGCCTTCATTAATTCAAAATCAAGCAGAATCTTTTAAATTTAAAAAAGTTAATTCTTTTGATACAAGAGTTATTTCCTCTAAATTAAAAGTTCCTGGAGAAGTAATAGATAATTGGACAGATTTTTTGGAAAATGAAGTAATTGACTTAGATGGTAAATATGGACCTATTAATGGTTTAGTTAGTTTTAAAGATTCTATATTTACTTTTCAAGATAAAGCAATATCTTTATTATCTATTAATCCAAGGGTACAAGTTCAAGGAAATGATGGAGTAGATATAGAATTAGGTAGAGGAGGAATACTATATGATTTTAAATACTTAACTACAAAGTCTGGTTCTATTAATAAATGGGGGATGGTGTCTACTAAAAAAGGAATATATTATTATGATGCTCTAAATAAGTCAGTAGGAAGAGTTCCAGATGCTACAGAGATGGTTTTAAGCGATATAAAAGGGTTTCATAGTTTCTTTAACACTAACTATAATTATAATGATATAGTCGTTGATAACCCTTTAAAACAAAAAGGAGTAGTATTTGGTTATGATAATTATAACAATGATGTATATTTCTCTATATTACAAGGTGAAAATAGTTTTACATGGTGTTATAATGAATTAAAGGATGAATTTATTGATTTAAAGACATATCAACCAAGTAGATATATAAGTATAGGAGAAAGGTTAATAGTAACTAATCCTTTAGATAATAAATTATATGAACAGTACAAAGGAGAATATAATAAATTCTTTGAAGAGTATAAACCAAGTTATATTATTTTACAAGTAAATCCAGAATCTAATTATGATTGTGTATTTGATACTATAGAATATACTTCTGAATTATATTTAAATGATATAGATCAACCTGAAAGAACTTTATCACATATTCAAGCTTATAATGAATATCAAGATTCAGGAAGAATACCTTTAGTACTAGGAAGAAATAAAAACTTAAGAAGAAAGTTTAGAGAGTGGAAAGCTTTAATACCTAGAGAAGGTAGAAATAGAATAAGAAATCCTTGGATATACTTAAAACTAGAGCTTGAGAACACTTCTAATTATAAATTAATACTACATGATATTATAATAAATTATACTGTATAATATTAATTATTATAAAATGTAGTAATAATTTTTTGGTTTTATATTAAAAATTATTATATTGTATAGATAATGAACGAAAGAGATAAACTTATTAATAAACTTATTAAAGAAAAAGGAGGTACTAGAGAACAATACCTCCAGCTTCTTAATAAAATAGCTTACCATGAATCTGCTGGTACATTAGATCCTACATTAAAACAATATGGGGGAGGACCTGGTAGAGGTAAATATCAATTTGAAGAAGGTAAAAATCAAGGAGGAATAACTGCTGCAAGAAGAACTAAACAATATTTAAAAGAAATAGGTGAAACTATTCCTAAATGGTTAGATGCAGCAACTACAAAAGAAACATTAGATGCTTCTAAACTATCCTCTGACCAACAAGATATATTATTTTTAGGAAATATGAGAAAACATCCTAAAGCTAATTTTAAAAATGTATGGGAAGGAAAAGAATCTATATCTGATTTTTGGAGTAAATATCATTGGGCTGGAAATCCTAAAGATAAAAAAATAAGAGTAGACTCTTTCAACGTATCTTCTAAAAAGTATGATGATAAATACAAAAGTAAACCTTTTCAAAAAGAAGAACTTCCTTCTGTAAATATTCCTACACAAAAACAACTTAGTAATTCTTTACCTAATTTAAAAAGTATAAATAAACCTTTATCTAAAGAGGTAAATAGTAAAGTAGTTGATAATACTTATGTAGCCCCTAAATCTGAAAAGACATATAATACAAATTCATTAATTAATTTTGAAACTGGAGTTGATCCAAGAGGAAATTTTAATAACTTAATTAATTATATGAAATTTCAAGATACTAATAAGAAATCAATGGGAGGAAATATATCTTCTAGTACATCTGATGATAGTTTAACTACTTTTAAAGGAGGAGGAACACATGAACAGAATTCTTTAGGAGGTATTCCACAAGGAATAGGTAGTAATGGTAAATTAAATACTGTTGAAGAAGATGAAACTTCTTTTGATCTTCCAGATGGAAAATTTATATTCTCTAATAGAATAAATGTAGGAACTCCTAAAGACTTTACATCAAATTATATAAAATCTCCAAATTATAGAAAAAGATTAAAAAGTTCTGGATATGGAGATATAGATAAAGAAATTGAAAGTAGGCTTAATAATGTTAAGAAAACTAATATAATAGAACAAGAAGAATCTCCTTCTTTGTTTAGACAATTAATTAAGGATATTAAAGGAGAAGATTATAGTACTAAAGGATCAATATATAACCCAAATACTAATAATATAATATTAGATAAAAAACAAATTGATACTTTTTTTATGGATAAAGATAATGTAGCTGCACATGAATTTGCTCATAGCGAATTAGATGAAAAATCACATTACAGTACTAGATTAAATAAATATGATGAAGATAAATTAACTTCTTTATTAAAATCATCTGTAACTGATAAACATTCTTTAAAACCAGATGAAAATAAGGCTGATTTAAATGCATTAAGATACCAATTACAAGAATTAGGATATGATGCAGGAAAAGATGAATTTAATGAAACTATATTAAACAAACTAAAAGGTTCCTTTATTAAAAAAAGATTATTAAAAAATTATTCTAAAAAGAATTTAATCTGGCTAATGAATAATATAGCACAAAATACTAATAAAAATAATAATACAAATATAGCGTAATGAACGACTTAATTAAAAAATTTAACCTCCCTAAATATATAAAAGGAAAATCTTTTTCAGATGCTTCTAAACTTATAGAAGGAAAATTTAAAGATAGATTAGATAAAGTATCTTTAAATACTAAAAAAGAGTTATTAAATAGGTTATCAAAAGCACAAGAATACACAAAGATGCAACAATCTTTGAAAGAAAATTCTACACAAGTTCCAGATCAATTAGATGGTCAAATACCTCAAGGTATGGAACAATATACACAAAATCAATCTAATGATGGCGGATATATAGAGGATGAAGGTACTGGAAATTATATGCAAGCTGCACAAGGTGTATTAGAAATGGGAAACTCTTTATTTGGAAAACCTAAACAAGTTAATCCAGATGAAAACAAAGTATCAGGATCAAATGCTGCTATAGGAGGTGCTTTAAAAGGTGCGCAGGCAGGTATGGCATTTGGACCTTGGGGAGCTGCTATAGGAGGTCTTGCAGGAGGAGTATCTGGATTAATTGGAGGTAAAAAGAGAAATAATGCAATAGAAGAAGTTAAAGAGAATCAAACTCATTTAGCATACAATAATCTTATGAATAATTATTCATTTGGAGGGTATTCTAATTTAAATACTAATCCAAGTAATAATGATCCTAAAAATAAAAAACCTAAACCTACTTTAGAAAATATAAATACTATTAAATCTAATATGGAAAAACAAGGTAGAGGGTTTAATGCTCAAGAAGTTGCAGATTTAGCTAAAAAGGGTATAGTAGTAGAAGAGGGTGGAGATAGTAACTTATTTGATATAAGTGATAGTCCAGTAGAAAGAGGACATCTTCCAGAGTTAAATTTAGGAAGATATAAAGGTTTAGATTATTTTGATGTACAAGGAAATGGTCAGTCTTATAATATTTCTCCTACTAGAAACAATCCTGCTAATGCAAGAATGTTTAGAGATAATTTAAAATATTTACAAGGTCTAAATCCTAATGCAAATATAATGAAGGATGGACATAAAAATAATTATATCCCCTCTCAAAACAGAAAAGCTAACGGAGGATATGTAAATACTTATGCAGAAGGTGGTAAACTTCCTATTAAAGAAGATACTGATGCAAGTGTATTTGGTGCTGATGAATTTAAAGGTAGTGTACCACAAGTAGATGCATCAATTCCTTCTACAAAAACACCTGGATTCGGAGATAAAGCAGTAGATTGGTTAGGGCAAAATTATGGTAATGTTATGAGATATGCTCCTGTAGCTGCAAATGCTGTAGAACTTGCTAAATTAAAAAAGGCTAAAGATCCTGTAAGAGATAGACTAAGAAATAGATTTAAAAAGACTAGTGTAGATGAAAGAAGATTACTTAATGAAGTAAATAACTCTAATATAACAGGAGCTATTACAGAAGCATCAGGAGGTAATTTAGGAAGTTTAAGAAGTAATCTATTAGCAAGTCAATTAAATAAAACCAAGGCTATCTCAGATGCTTATACTAAGGTAGAAGATGTTAACAGAGATCAAGATAATAAAAAACAACAATTTGATCTTAATATAGATAGAACAAATTTAGGGCAAAGTAATTTAGATGAAGTAGATAGTCAAGCAAATGAAGGAGCTTATCAATCTGCTAAATCACAGCTTAAAAAATCTTTATATGAAGATATTGGAAATATAGGGAAGGAAGAAGTTAATAAGAAACTTGTCAAAGAAATGTTTGGATATAAATGGAATGGAAAATATTATGTAGATAGTAAAGGAAATAAACATGACAAAAAAGATGTTGCTGCTCAAATAGAAGAAATTAGAAGTAAAAGAAAATAAAATGGGAATAGTTAATAGATATACTAAATTACAGACTCCTAGGTTTAATCCTATGAGCTTGCAGGAATTAATGGCTGTACCTGCATACAAACGTAAACAACATGATAGTATTAGTGAGAACTTGGCAAATACTGAGAATTCATTAGCACAAGTAGATCCATTAGATATACATAGTGAAGCAGCCAAACAGGAACAAGAAAGATTATATAATGCCTTAAATGAACAAGCAGAGGCGTTAAATTCTAAAGGGTTCACACCTACTTCTAAAAGTAATTTTTTAAAGTTAAATAAAGACTTTCAACAATCTATCGGACCTAGTGGAACAATTGGAAAGATTCAACAAGCTAAGGTAGCAATGTCTAAGGAAAGAGATGATTATATTAAAAATGCAACAAAAGCAGGATATAGTCCCGATGCAGCAGGTATTAATTGGGATAGACATGTTGAAGAATATTCAAAACAATTTTCAGATACTGGTAAAATTAATAATATTGGTTCTCTATATGCTCCTGAATATAAAGATGCTGTAGGAGAACTTAGAGGTTTATTTAAAGAAGCTGGAATGTCTAGTTCTGATTTATCTAATTTAGGGTCTAATATAAAATTTGATGATACTAAAGGATCATATGTAATTACTAGTAAAGCTAGAAAAGCCTATTCTAATAATATAAAGCAATTAGAAAGTGCAGTAGATTATATAAATAACCAAGTAAATAATCCTAATAGTACTATTGGAAAATCTTTAGTACATAATAATAAGACTCCAGAAGGAGTTTTACAAGAAATATCTGGACTATCAAATGTATTCCAAAAGGATTCTGTGGTTAAAGATACCTCTAATAAAATAAGTAACTTTAAACCTTTAGATAATAGTAGTAATGGAATTACTTCTAATGGAGGAGGATTAACAGTTGCATCTACTCAGTACACTCCTGCTAATTTTTCTGGACAAAGTTATAGGGATTTGAATGATACTATTCAAGAAATGGATCATGTAAGACAAGAACAAGGAGAATTAACTCCAGAACAAGAAGCTCAGTACTTAGAGATGACAGATTTTAAAAATTCTATAGAGGATGAACTAAAGGACAATAAAGAATATCAAGAGTTAAAAGCTCAATATGATAATTTATCTTCAAGTACTACTTCATATGAGAATAATACTCTTTATCAGGCTGTAATGAATGATCCTAATTTACAAGATAGAGATTTTACAGAAAATAAAGTAAAGTCCATGATAGATCAAAATAAGATAAAAGAATTAAACAGTTTAGAAGAAAAAATGTCTGATATAGCTAATCCTATATTAGCTGATAATAAATTAAAAATTACAGAGTACGCAATAACTCCTGTAACATCTAAACAACGTACTCAATTTAATATAATTAATGAGAATGCGGATAGATTACTTAGAGTAAGTCCTCAATCTTTGGAACAATTAGGAGATATTACTCAGATTATAGATCCAAATGGAGAGCCAAAAGCTATAACATCAGAAGCAGATAGACAAGGTATTGCTAATTTAATTTTTAATGCTAATAAAGGGTCTATAGAAGTTGTTAGTCATGTTGCTAAAGGTAGTTCAGGGAAACCAGAAGCTGTTTTTAGAATAAATACCAAAGAAGATAACTCTTATGATTTAGATGGAATTCTAAACAGAGGAGGATTTACTGGAGACATAGGAGGAGGAAAAGCTGTTCAAGTAAGATTAGCTTTTGATACCTCAAACAATGAAGTGGGAGTAAATAATTTAATAGGTCTATTACAAGATTATACTGCTAGTACAGGACCTGTAGGAAGAGAATTTGTAGAATCTCAAAAAATAAATGCTGCTATATCTAAATATAGAGGACAAACTTGGGATAATATAATAAATAGTGGAGTTGTAAAAAGTGATCCAGCTTTATTAAATGTGTATACAACTAAATTAAGAGAATTAGGAGTTACAGAGAATTCAACGGATGCACAAATACAAGAAGCAATTAAAGAATTAAAATCTACTAGATTATACAAATAAGATGGAAGAAGAAAATTTTGATGACATAAGAAAATTAATGGGGTCTAGTACAGACCCTTTTAGTATTGAAGGAAGTAGAGAATTGTTAAAAGATTCTAGTAATAACTCTTTTAAATATAATAATTTATTTGAAGAAAGAGAAGAAAGAAGTATTGAAAATACTGCTGATACAGATTCTAAGTATCTAACTGTATGGGATGATCCTACTGATAGTACTAAAATAGAAAATAAAAAAGCAGATAGACAACCTTGGATGCATAAATTTGGTGCAGGAGTGGGCAGAGTAGGTACTAAAGTAGCTTCTGAATTATTAAAAATGCCAGGAGTAGTTGGAGGTATAGCAGAAGGAGCTTTAGGACAATTATCTGATGGTATAAGTGGAAGTGATAATACTGACTTTATGCAAGTAGCTTTTAATAATGCTTGGATTCAAGGTGTTTCAGAATTAGAAGAAGATATAAAACAAGATGCTTTACCTGTATATGTAAAAAGAGCGGTTAAAGATGGAAATCTATGGGATAATATTACTGCTATAGATTTTTGGGCTACAGAAGGTGCAGATGGATTAGGTTACATAGTTTCTATGCTTGCACCTGGAAGTGCTATAAATAAGTTTGGAGTAGGTTCTAAATTATTTGGAGTAAGTAAAGCTGCAAAAATGGCTAATAAAACAGATGAAGCTGCTAATGTATTAAGTAACTTAGGGGTAACTCCTAAAAATGCTGATTTATTTACTGCTACTATGGCTAATACTATTTTTGAAGCTGGTGCAGAGGCTAAAGGAGCTATGGATGGTTTTATAGGAGAATTAGATAAAAGAAGACTCTTACATCAAGATAATCCTAACTACTTATCAGAAGAGGAGTATAATGAACTATCAAAAAAACAAAGTGAAGTAGGTAGAAATGTATTTTTAGCAAATGCTGCTATTTTAGTTGGTCCAAATGCTATAATGTCTAAAATGTTATGGGGTAAACCTAGAAATAAGAGTATAGGCTCTATCTTAGGAAAAAATAATAATATAAAAGAGGTAGGTTCTCCTTCCTTATTAAAGAAAGCTAGGTTATATGCAGATGATTTTTCAACAGCTAGTTTAAGAGAAGGTTTCTTTGAAGAAGGTTTTCAATCTACTACAGAAGAATTTTTTACTAAAAAAGGATTAGGAGAAGATACAGGTACATTTGCTGAATCATATTTAGATATGCTAGGAACTGTTGATGGTCAAAAAGCTATATTTCTTGGTTCTGCATTCGGAGGAGGTATACAAACGTATTCTGGAGGAAAGTCTAGGGAAGCAGAAAGAAAAACTACAAATGCTTTAATAAGAAATAGTAATTCTGTACTATCTGATTTTTATAATGTATTTTCAGAAGATATATATGTTAAAGAGGATGGACAAGTTAAATTTGATCCTGAAACTAATAGACCTGAAATAGATAATAAAAAGATAATAGATAAACTAAAAGGATTAAGCTCTATAGAAGCTTTATCAGCTAGATATGATGTAGCTATAGAACAAAATGATACTGAATTTATAGAACAAGTACAAGAAGCTGTTACTACTAATTTAATAAAACCTTTTATAGTAAATGATAATTTAGGTTCAGATGTTTTAAAACAGCATTTAGAAAACTCAAAAGAACTTCAAAAGATAACAGAAAGAGAAGGAGTAGATACTAATGAATATATTTCAAATATATTACAAAAAGCAGAGGTCTTAAAAAAAGCGTATAATACCTTTGAAAACTTTGCACCTTCATTAATGAAGTTAGAAAATGAAAATGCTACTAGTCAAGAAAAAGTAGATTTTTATAATAAATTATCTATGCAATATGTAGATAATAAATCTAGAAAACTTTTTTTAGAAAATAAACAGAAAGAATTTGATAATTTGTTAGATGAGTTATTAGAGGAAAAAGGTAGAACTAGAAATGAATTTATAGAGAATAAAGCTTTAGCTAGGGATTTAAAATTACAAGATGGAAGAATAGATAGAGTATCTAATAAATTAGAATCTTTAACCAAATCTATAAAAGAAGTAAAAGAAGCTGATGAATCTTTTTGGAAGGAAGCTAAAGTAAGTGAGTACTTTAATAGTGAAGTAAAGAAAAAAAGAAAATTAGATGAAGAAATAAAAAACTCTGAATCAGTAGAAAATACTTTATCAAAAATAAAAAACGCAAAAACTGTTAAAGAAGTAAAAAATATCAAAGTAGATACTAATAGTGCTTCTTCTCATCTAGAAAAAGAAAAGAAAAGAAAGATAGAAGAAATAAAAAAATCTACTCAAAAAAAGAGTGAAGAAATTTCTGAAAAGAATAAACAGTATTCATTACAAAAACAACAGGAAGCAGAAGAATTAAAAAATAAATTTAATTATATTAAAAATAATTATTCTAAAGGAGAAGTTATTACTATTCCAGAAGGATTTGAAGTAGATAAATCTCTAGTAGGAACTTCTGCAATTATTGGCAATATAGGAGAGAAAGAAATTACTTTTACAACTGAAACAGGTAAACAAATTTCTGTAGATACTTCTTTATTTTTTAAAGAAACTTTTAATCCTGAATTAAATTTTAGCACAGAAGGAGGTAATGATATTAAACAAGAAGAAGTTTTTGATACAAATTCTGGAGAAATCCTTGAAGAAAAAAATAATGCAAAAATAATATCTACTGATAAATCTACAGGAGATAAATTAGATTTTGTAGAGCAATCTGTAATTGACTTTGAAAGAACTCCTAGGGATAAATCAGGAGAATCTAAACAGCTAGAAATAAATAATTCAAAAGATTTATCTGATAATCAAACTAAAGCTGTAAATTTAGTAAAGAATGAAGATTTTACAAATATAGAATTTTTAATTGATAATTTACCTTTAAATATAAAATTGACAGATACAGTATCTGCACCTTTAGAAACCAAATCTGAAACTAGTAAAGAATACAACGATGTATTTAATAAGACTAGTAGAGAAATGAGAAAAGTAGTTATTAAAGAACTATCTAAAGGTACTCCTATTTCTAGTATTACTGTACCTATTGCAGGTCAATGGAATGGAGATTTACAATTAGAAAAAGAGGTACTAGAAAATAACTTAGTAGGTTTATTTGAATTTGGGGAAAATATTAAAAATATAAAAAGTAAGGATTTTTATGTAGTGGATGATTTAAATGCTTTAAGAAATACTAGTAACGAGTACTTTCCTGTATCTAGAGAACTTGCTAAAGGAGAGGTCTATTTAAAAATAAAGATGGCTAATGGTAAACCATTTCCTCTTAAATTAAATGTAAAGAAAATAAATGAATCACAAGCAGAGTTATTATATGAACTATATAAGTATAGATTTCAAGATATAAAAGAAGGGAAGTCAAAAAGAATAAGTGAATTAGAGGAAGACCTTCTTACAAAAGTAAAGGAGTTGTTTAGTAAAGAGATAGAATTGTTTAGTAAAAACAAAAAATCTATAAAAGATTTAACAATTAAAGATATAGTAGATTTTTTAATATGGGATGGAAGTAAAAACCCTAAATCACAGGTTAGATTTTCAAAAGGTGATTTATTAGTAATGAATAAGACATATTCTGTTGAGGATTTTCAAACTGAACAAGGTAAGAATGATTTTATTTATAATTTAACAAATAATAAAAGACATCATATAAAGTATAAAAGAAGATCTCAAGAGGGAGTTAATTCTATGAATTTAGAAAATAGAAGTTACTTAGAATATCTTATTAATAACTCTATATTAAATACAAATGCTGTAGTAGGTAAACCTACTTTTGCTGGTAATACTAGTATGTATTTACATACAGATCAAGTAAAAGTTAATGGTAAATTATCAGAGTTTAATAAAGGAATATTTAAAGAGAATCCTCCTAAAAATACTACAACATCTGTTGGAGAGGATATAGGGGTACAATCAAATATAGATTTTAGTAAATTTGGAATTAATTTGTCTAATAAAGAAGTTAAACCAGAGCCTAAAGTTAAAAAACCATTTACTTTATCACAAGAGGATCAATTAAAGTTGAAAGAACAATTAAAGGCTCTTGGAGAAACTTTAGAAGTAAATATAGGAAAAACAGATTATATACTTACTACTAAGAATTACTTTGTTTTAGATATTACTAATAATAAGGTTGTAACAGATTTAGAAAAAATATCTAAAGTAATAGATTCTTATAATAAGAACATGCTTATTAAGAATTTTAAAATAGATAAAAAAAGTGCTTTAAATATTTGGAAAAGTCGTATAAATAATGTATCTTTGCAAGATAATAATATCACAAAGAAGATGACAGAAAAGATTGATTTTAGTAAAATTAATGACAGTAAAGCACAAGAAGCTATAAATACTTTAATAAAAAATTATTCAAATAAGAATACTATTAAAGATATTCAAATAATATTAGTTCAAAATAAAAATAGTACTATTCAAAATAAATTAAAAGCTATTTTTGAATTATTAGAATCTAAAAATAATAGTAGAGAGGATTTAAAAACTAAATGCGGAATATAATGAGTTGTATAAGGTTAACAAGAACAAACCAAGAAGAATCTAGATTATTTAATAAATTACTTGAGATAGTTAAAGATGAGAATACAGCAGAAGAAATGTATATCTATTTTCATACTCAGGATTTCTTTGATATATTTGGAAATTATATTGAAAATTTTCACTCTGTAAATCAAGACTCTACTATACTGGATAGAGTTGATGAAAACCAAGAACCTTCTTTGTATTTAAATAAGAAATTAAATAAGTATTATTTTTTAGATAAAAACAATGAACCTGTATATTACCCATATACTAGACAAGGTTTAGGACAAGTTTTACAAACTAATGATATAAAATTATTTGCAAAAACACTTGCATTACAATTTTATAAAAAGAATGTAGAATTTGATTATAATAATCTTTCGTTTAATGCAACCACTAATCAAACCCTTAGTTCTTTCATAAAAGAGTTTTTAGATAGCAAGGTTGAAGAATTATCTAATAGTGATAATGTAGATCATTTGGTGAAAGGAATTGCCTTAAATGAGACTAAAAATAATTTAAATGAATGGAAAGAAGAAGTAAAAAATTACTTTAATAGTTTAAAGGTAGATTATAATATAAAAGAAAAAGAAAGTATTAAAGAACAAGAGGAATCTATTAATGATTCTCTTATGAGACAAGAATCTTTTCTTAAAAGTAGTAAAGATAATGTTAATAATAATATAAAATTATTTTTATCTCTAATTGAATCAAAGGAAATTAATGATTTTAATGAAAATTCTTTTATAGAATTTGATGATATTTATGCTACTTTAAATAAAGCCTTTTCTAATGAGGTTGCTGTACATGATAATCAAGGACAGTTAGAAGATTTATTTGAAATATTTTTATCTAAAATACTTAAACTTAGTAATCAAAAACCTTACTTTAAGGATTTACACGAGTATTTAAGTTCTAGTAAAATATCAGAGAGATTTAAGAATCAGTTTGTGTCCGCATTTAGGTTAAATAAAAATAACTATTTAGGAAGTGAAATTAATAATAACGAAGGAGTTATTACTTATGATGTAAAAAATCTATCAGAAGTAGGTACTAGGAAAAGTAATCTAACAAATCAATGGTTTTTTAATTTTAAACAAAATAGATTTTCTGAAAATAGTATAAAAAGTATAATAGCAAAATCTAATATATTTTCTAAAGACTTAATAAAGAACTTCAAGAATATAAAAGAAATTAAGGATTTAAATATACATAAATCAAATTTAAAAGATCTATTAAAGGAAATAGGTGTTTCAACTTCTGAAAGAGGTTTAAACTTTTATATTAATGGTTTAGAATATTCTGAAACATCCTTAGAAAATAAAAAACAAGTATTAATAAATACTTTTAGTAATATAAACAGAGCTTTAGAAAGTTATTCAGATACTAATTCTTTGAATAATATTTTTAATACTCAAAATATATTTAAAAAAATAGCAGAAGCTGAATCATTTTTTGTAAAAGAAGGTTCAGATGCTTCTGTATTTACAATAGGTAAAACTAAATGGGTATACTCTACACCTTCTTATTTAGATAATAAAATAGAAATGTGGAAAAAAGATCCTCAATTATTAAAGAAACATTATAATTCTACTCCTTATAGTAAAGGTTCTCATTATATGGAGTATTTATTAGGATTAGATGTAAATGAAGAAAGTAGAAATGAAGTAAGTAAAGAAAGATTGTCTAAAATAGAATTGGGAGTTTTTAATTCTATACAACAACAAGGAAATTCTAATAATGCTTCTGATAATAAATCATTGTCTTATACGGATTCTTTAGTAGACTATGTTAATAAATTATTAGCATTTAGAAAAGGAGGTAAAGTATATCATAAAACAGCATTAGCTGCTGATAAAAGTACAGAATATCAAATATTTTATGGAAATGATTCTAATTATTTTAATATACTTTCTAACGCAGATTTTGATAGTAATATAAATGAAATAAAAGTAAATGATTATGTATTAGATATTTTTTACAAATACTTTAAATCGGAGTATGAGAGAATGTCTTATGAGTATGATTTTATATTAAATAATAGTGAAGAAAAATTATTACCTAATTATCATACGGGTAATAGAAACGCTTTAAAATCTCAATTGTTTCCTTCTTTATCTATAAGTTTTGAGAATAATGAAGTAGTACTACCTTCAAATAATTTAAATCTTTATGATAATAACGGAAAACCTTTATTTACCAATTTAGATGAAATAAAGGATAGTATTAAAAAAGAAATAGCTACATCTTTAAATAGAGGAATAAAAGAAACTTATGATAGTCTATTTGAAAATGGATTAATAGAATTTAATAAAGAAGGTAAAAAAGAAAACAAAGCAATTGATTCTAATATTTATAATAAATATATAACAGATTCAAGTATAAATAAAGCTCCTTTACAAATAGCTGCTGATGTTTTTATTAATAGTGTAATTTCTCAAGTAGAGTATTCTAAAATGTTTACAGGAGATGTTGCATATTATAAAAATATTGTTGATTATAAAAAGAGAGTTCCTGCTACATATACAGATGGTAAGTATATGAGATTAAAAACTGGTGAAGAAACCTTTAACGCTTCTATTATAGAAAGTGTAGAAGTTCCTGTACCATCCTTAAATGAATTAGAAAAGATCTTACCTAAAGAAATATATAGTAAGTATAAGGAAGTAAATTCTACAGATGCACAAGCATGGGTAACTCCACAAAGATGGAAATTCTTAATGGAGAGACTTGGGAAATGGAATAATCAAAGTGCTACTATCTATGATAAATTTTTTCAAAGTAATCCTATTTTTACTAATAAAGAGTTAAAATTATTAGCTCAACCAGTAAAGGGTGTTTATTTTGATGTTATAGATGGAAGACCTGCTTTTTTAAAGTATTCTCAGGCTGTATTATTACCTAATTTAATAAAGGGAACTGGATTAGAAATTCTTTACAATAAAATGACTAAAGACTCTACAGGCAAGGATTTACCATATAAGGATCAAATTCATGAGTTAATAACTAAAGATGGTATAAAGGTAGGTTATCCTACTCCTTCTAAAGTACATGATGCTAATGGGGATGTATTATTAAACTCAGAACTAAATAAATTAAAATTAAATAATTTTGGTTGGAAATTACAACAAGATTTACCTATAAAGGGAGTTAAACAAACAGAAGTAGGTTCTCAAATACAAAAAAATATATTTCAAGGGTTGATATATAATTTAGAAAAAGAGTTTTTATTAGGAGATAAAAAATTAACTGGAAATGAATTAATAGATCATATCAATGATTTAGTAAACACTTTGTCAAATACTGGTAAACTGTCTTTAATAAATAAACTAGGAATAGACTCTGATAATAAAATTAGTAATGAAAATATTTTATATTCCTCATTAATAAGTCAATTAAAGAAAAGAAATGATGTTCCTAGTAATTTTTTAAAAGCTTTAGAATCTAATATTTCTCCTTATGGTATTCCTGGAGGATTTCAAATGTTTCAGAATACATTTAGCTCTTTAGTGAATAAAGAATTAGTAAAAATAAAAACTAATGGAGGAAGTTTTATTCAAATGGCAGACTTTGGATTAAGTAAAGATGAAGCTACAGATCAAGGAGTTATTTTTACACCTTGGTTTGAAGAAAATAAACTAAGTACTCCTAAATTAATTAAAGATGAGAATGGTAATGATGTGATTGCTCCAGGTGGTATATTCTTAACTGGGTCATTGATATCAAAATATATACCTGATTATAAAAAATATACAAGTGAAGAGTTGTTTGGAGAAAATGGTAAGATAGATAAGGAAATACTGACTAATATAATAGGTTATAGGATTCCTAATCAGGGTTTACCTTCTAATGATTCTTTACAAGTTATGGGAATTCTTCCAGAAGAAATGGGAGATACTGTTATTGCTTATACTGGAATTACAACTAAAACAGGTTCTGATTTTGATATAGATAAAATGTATTTGATGATACCTTCTTTTGATGTAAATTATACTAAATCAGAGGAAGATAAAGTATTACAATATATAAAAGATAATGATATTACAAACGAAGAAATAAAAGAGGAATTAACTGCAATAGGTTATTCAAATGTAGAGAACATGAGTATTCCTCTATTAAAAGGAATATTTATACAAGATGTTATTTTAAATGGAACTTCTGAGGAAAGTGCTTTTTATGACGATTTTAGAGCAAATTATCCTTTAAAATCTGCTGATAAGTTGGAATATTCTAGACCTTTAAAAGATTCAGAGGGAGTTGAATTTCCTTTACATGAACAACCTAAGAGTGTTATACAAAATAAGTTAATAGAATCTTATAAAAGTGTATTAACTAATCCAGAAGTTATTTCTGATATAATGAATCCAATTGATGTGGATTATATTAAAGATGATATTAAAAACTTATTAAAAGAGGATTCTAATAATAATCTATCTGATTTTAGTGCTATATCAGATCTTAAATTGAAGAATGATTTCATGCTAGGAAAAGCTGGTTTAGGTCAAAATGTAAATTCATTAGTAGATTCTGTACGTGGAGGAATGGCTAACTTATTTTTCAACGATCATTATATAGGATGGGGTTTATCAAATGAAAATGATAATACTCACTTTGATAATGAGTATTCAGAAGAATTATCTAAAACAGATATATTAGATTATGTAAAATCTTTTAATGAAAATATTAGTAAAGAAGAATTAAAAATAACTAAGGAAGATGTTGAGAAGTTATCTAAAGTAAAATTAGGAGAATCCATGATGGCACTAGTTAATGGATTTGTAGATATAGCAAAAGATCCTTATATAGTACAGAGTAACTGGGTTACTCAAACTAATAATATAGGATTTATGTTATTAAGAGCAGGTGTTCATCCTTTTTATGTAAATTCTTTTCTTGCACAACCTATATTAAAGGAATATGTTGCTTTTAAAAATAATAAAGAGTCTAAAACTGTTAATGATACTTCTAATATTGAAGATAAATTTAAATTAAAAAAAGCTTCTGACTTAGTAGATACAGAAGTAGTAAGTATTAATGAAAATTCATTTTCTAAAAGAAATATCTTCAAATCAATAGTTACTCCTGATAAATTACAAAAATTAGGAAGTATCGCACAGGATGATTATCAAAAAAAGAAAGTTAGCTTTATAAATGACATAAGTAAAGATTTAATAAAAAAGTTTAAAATTACTAATCAAGAATTAAAATTCGATCCTGAGTTACAAGATAAGATAGATGAACTAAATAGAGAATTATTAAAAAGTTATTCTGAAATATTTGAATCAGAATTAACAGATTTTAATACTTTAAATTTAAAAGATCTTAGAGATCAAATAAAAGTTAGTTCTAATACATCTATACAATTAACCATACTTGATAAGTTTTTAAAATGGCAAGAAACAGCTAAATTACTTACTAAAAGTGTTAATGCTAGTAAAATAGATGTAAATGGTAAAGGAAAGAATATTACATCATTGATTACCTCTAATAATTTAATTGAAAATCTATTAGAACAATCGGAAGATGAAGGAGGTCTTAATGGATTTCAATCTAAACTTATTAGAAATAATAAAAGTACTATATTAAATACTTATAAAGAAAATAGTATTGATTTTATATATGATGTGATGAGGGCTAATCCTAAGTATTTCTTAGGAGCATCTAATTCAGTTGTATCTACTTTTAATACTATATCTGACTATATTTATGGAAAGTCATTAGAAAGTACTGCACTAGCGGATAAGTTGGAAAAAAGTCATTATTCATATATTATGTCAGGATTTCCTCCATTTGTTTTAAGTAAAGAAGAAAAGTTGAAACTACTAGATGAATTACCTAAACAATTATCTGAGTTAAAAGAAAATCCTAATACAGATAATGTTTTATTAGATGAACTATTAATAAAAAATTCAAGTGAAGAAGGTAAGTTTTTTATATCTATGCCTAATTTAAGAAAATCAGTTTCTTTTAAAAATACTTTAACAGATTCTTGGAAAGATTTATTAGAAACTAATCCTGAATTTGCAGAAAACTTAATTAAATATTCTTATTTAATAACAGGGTTTAATAATAATATAAATCAGTTTCATGAATATATTCCATATGAATGGTTTAATAAAAACAGATTTAACAGTTATTTAAAAACATTATCTTTAAATGAAAATAGTATAGATAGTAATTTTATAGATCAGTTTTTTAGACATAACTTCGATGATGGAAGTATTATTAAGAAAGTATTTCCTAAACAAGTTACTACTTTAGAAGCCACAGATGGATTTAGAACAGGGTTTATAAATAAGAATGCTGGAAAATCTCCTTATCTAACTAAATTAGAGATTCAAACTGATTTTGAGACTATAACTAGGTATTATAAATTACAAGGATATAATAAGGCGGATAAAGCCGTTTATGTTAGAACTAGTTTATTAGGATTTAAAGATAAAAAAGGTAATAGATTTTTTGAATATAATGTAAATAATAATACTACTAAACCTGTAACTAGTATAAATGAAAATAATTTAATAAATAGTAATCAAATTAATGTTGAGTTATTAAACGAAATAAAGGAAAATGAAGATATAATAAATTATCATGAAGATAGTTTTGTTGTAAAGAATAATTTATTAGGAGAAGAAACAATAATAGAAAATGATGGAGATCTTTTAGAAGATAATCCATCTAAATGTTAAAATATGAGTTGTAATATAAAAATAAATACATTAAACCTTTTAAGAGAGAAAGGAGTAATAAATGAGAAGAATGAAGTTATTAAATTAACTGACTTTAACAAATTAAATAAATTATTGTCTCAAACTGTATTTAATACATATGGTATTGGAAATAATAAGACAATGTTATTTAAAGTGGTATCTGAGTATAAAGTTCAAAATAAAAAGGTTAGGAGTGTACTAAAAGCAATTCCTAATCTAGATATTTTTAATATTTTAGACAAGGCTCCTGATACTTTAGATGATGAATCTTTAAGTATAAAAGACCTTACAAAAGAAAAAGAATTAGTATTAAATAATGATTTAAATGAAAAGTTAATAATTGATAAAAATACTAGTACTCAATATTCAAAGAATTTATCAACTGTAAATGAATTTATATTATTAAATAATACTTACGACCAACAATATAAAGCTACAGAGATTCTAGATAATATTATTTTAAATTACGATAACTTTTCAGAAGATAGTAAAATACTACTAGAAAAGGCTAAAATTCTTCTTAAATCTACGGATGCTACAGTAATGTTTATAGATAAAGATACAATGGGAGAAGGTACTTTTATGAGGTATGTACCTTCTATAAATAGTATACAAATAAATTTAAATACTATAAGAAGCTCTAGTACTGATTTTGTAATACACGGATTTCTTCATGAGGTTGTACATAGTGTAACTGTACAATCCTATCTTAGACCTATAAGTTTAGAACAAAATATGTTTAAAGACTTTATTGATGAAGCATTTGAATTTTACAAGAATGAATCATATTATAGAGATTACTATGGTTTTTCAGAACCAGTTGAATTTATAGCTGAAATATTTACTAATATACAATTTCAAAAGGAGATAAAGAAAATAGATAAAAAATATACTAACAAATCTTTCTTTAAAAAATTAACTGATTTCATTAGAATAGTATTTGGATTAAAAAAGAATTTAACAATAGATAATAAAAAAATAAATTTTAATAATCTAATAGAATCTATTGTAGATGTTTCTAAATCTAATAATACAGATTTATTATCTAAACTTCTAGCTACTAAATCATTTGCTATAAAAGTAGATCCTAGTAAATTAAATACTGATTTTACTACATTAGATAATAAATTAGATAATTCTATAGATAAAATACAAGATAGTATAAAATCTAATATTAATAATTACAAATTCTTAACAAAAGTAATTAAAGATAAAGGTAAAGTAGAGAATATTGAAAAATATATAGAATCTTTAGAACAATTAAAGATAAAAATAAAATCTTTTAGTAAAGAGAATAAGATAAAAGCTGTATCAACTTTTGTAAAGAAGATGGCAAGCAGTATGGAATATGTTAAAAATCAACTTGATAATATTGATTATGATAATCAAGAACAAGTTATGAATACTGTAAAAGTTTATAATAACTATTTAAATACTTACTCTGTTGTTAATGAATTACAAAAGTTATTAACAGATATAAGAGAAGATAGATCTCAAACAGTAGTAGAACCAGAAGAATTAAATGAAATAGAAGAACAAGTTATTTCCGCTAAAGGTCAATTTTCTTTTCTTGAGGAAAGAATTTATTCTATTATGAAAAATGGAATGTCTGTATATTTAAATGATATTAAATATTTCCCACAGATAGAAAAGAAACATAGAGATAGGTTATATAAAGAACATAGGCAAAGTCAAATACCACAAGATAAAGAAACTTGGGTTGCAAAACAATTACAAAATAGAGATAAAGAACTTGTACAAGAAGATTTAACTAAAAAAATAGATGAATTAATTAATAACCCATCTTTTGATATATATGCTGCTGATGTTACTATGAGTTCTGCAATTAATGTTAGTTCTACTTTAATACAAATAATGAATCAAATGTTATTTGAAATAGATAATAGAAGAATAGAAGTAGAAAGAAAAAAAGATGTAGAATTTAAGAATTTATTTGATGAACTTGTTAAATCTAAAGGAACTAATGATATTAAAAAACTTTATTCTAATATATTAGATTTTGATAAAGATGGTAAACCTTATCTAAAAGGTAAATATAAAATAGATTTTTATACAGATGTTCATAAAAAAATAAATGATATTCGTAATGAATATAGAGAATTGGTAAAAAGTAAAAAAGAAGAACTAGTAAAAGTAAAAAATTTAGTAGGAGAACAAGATCCTTCTTATTCTGCTATTCAAAGAGATATAAAAGAACTAGTAAAGAAGAGAGTCCAACTAATTAAAAAAATAGAGAAAGAGAATTTTGAAAAGAATAGTAAAGGTAAAATAACTAAGATAAAAGACAAATGGTTAAATGATAATTCATCATTATCTGAAACAGAGGAAAAAGTTAGAGATTTCTTTGAGGGTATTTTAGAAACAAGTAGTAAAAATACTTATAGTCAAGATTCTTTAATTACTTATAGTTATGGTACTAAATTTTATGAATTACCTAAGATAACTAAATCAGATACAGAAAGAATATGGACAGATTTAAATGTAGATATTGTTAAAGATAAATGGACAGATTTAACTACTGTTAGACCTGATGATGTAGGTTATTCTTCTAAAAATACAGATTTAGAAAATAATGAAATAAATAAATTAAGAATTCACTATAGAGATAGAGGAGGAAAGTTTGATAATAAGCAACAATCATTAGATTTAATGACTGTAATGAGATTAGAGTATAAAAATGGTAATATGTATAAAGTAAGAAAAGATACTGAATTAGAGTTAAAATTCTTATTAGATATTGCAAAAAATAAAAAATATTATCAAAAAGAAGGTACTCAAAAGGTATTAAATCTTAGAAGTAAAAAGCTTAATATTGTAGAAGGTAAAGATACTAATACATTTAAAATGATGTCTAATATTATGGAATCTAGATTTTATGATATGATGAATAAAAATAGTGTTAAATTAGGAAGTGTTGATTTAAATAAGGCTGTACAATTTATTAATAATACTAGCGGATTTCTTACACTTTCTTTAAATATTGCATCAGGTACAGCCAATGTTGTAAATGCAAATGCACAAGTATTTTTGGAATCATTTTTAAAAGGTCAATTTATTAAAGCTAAAAGTGTAGCAAAAGCTAATAAAATATATGCTGCTAATATGGCTGATAATATTAAAGACATTAGAAATCCTATTAATACATCCTTTGTTAATCAAGTAAATGAAATATTTAATATACGAGGATTATTTAATTTGTCAGATGCTAACTTTTTAAAGAGTGATTTGATTAAAGCAGGACTAAATACAGAGTCTTTACAAGTGTTTCAAGATTCTGGTGAACATTGGATCCAATCTACAATTTCAATGGCTGTATTGGACGGTATTAAGGTTATGGATGCTAATAATAATTATATAAATAAAATTGGTAAAATAGTTTCAGATAAAAATAAAGCTGCATCTTTATTAGATATGATGATTCAAGATAAAGATACAGGATTAGTTACTGTTAGTGATAAAGTAGTTTATACTACTCATTCTAGAGTTAGTAAATGGAATGAAGGAGGTAAAGAAAAAGTAGATATGCTTATAAAGAAAAAACTTTATGACAGTATTGGTAACTATACTGAGACGGATCAACCTGATATTATGAGACATTGGTATGGTAAGTTATTAATGCTTTATAGAAAGTATTTAGTACCTATGGGACAGTCTAGGTTAAGAGGTATAGAATATGCCTTTAGAAGTAAGGAAAACATGACTGATGATGAGAAAAGATTTAGTTATGCTTTACAAGAAGATGAAGAAGGTACATATGTAAGTTTAATTAGATATTTTGCCCAATCTATAAAAGATAAAAAATTCTATATTTTATCTAAATCAAATTGGAATAAATTAAGTGATTATGAAAAACATAATATAAAGAGATCAGTAGTAGAAATTATTATGACCTCTGTAGTTCTTCCATTAGTTACTACTTTAGTAAAAAGTATAGCTGCTAATGATGACGATGATTACATATTTTTCCTAGCTTATCAGTTAAGAAGATTAGAAACAGAACTTTCTCAATATAGAGATTTAGGAGAATCTTTTAAAATGATGAGGTCTCCTATACCTTCTGCTAGACTATTAGAAACAGGTAGTAGTATAATTATGGATGTATTTAATCCATTTAAATGGGATGAGACATATAAATCTGGACATAATAAAGGAAAGAACAAATTAAAAACTAGAATTTTAAAACAACTTCCTGTAGTTAAGGAGTTCCAAAGAACATATGAAGATTTATTTGAGTATCAGCAGTCAAGTTGGGGTACAGGTCTATAAATCAAAGGTCTAAAAAAAAGATAAAGAGCAGTTTCTATATGATTCTGCTCTTTTTATGTAAAATATTTTTAATCCTTAAATTTTTTTAAATATGAAAAAAAAGGAAAACTAAGGAAGTTTTTCACTAAATACGGTAAGCTTTACAATAGATTTAAAGATGAAATAATGTTATTTATCAGAGTAACATTTTTTTTCGTTAAAAATCTTTTTTTTACTTAAAAAGTGAAAACAACTCTAATCAAAGTGATTAGTTTTAATTGTTTAATTCGGCTTGTTGTTTCCCCAACAAGCCTTGTAGTTATTTTACATATTATCTTCTTCCTTTAAATTCTGGATATAATTCTTTTGCACTATCTGATTGCCACACTTCTTTAGTATCTATATCCATTACAGATAAATATCCAAACCAACCTGCTCCTGTATCTAAATTCCATATATTTGCAGCATTCATTGGAAAATCTTCTTCCCAGAATTGTGTAGAAGTATGTCCTATATAAACTTCTTTAAATTTCTCTATCATTCTAAATTTAGGTTTCCACCTTTCATCTCTTCCTGTAGGATTACCTGACATAGCTTTAAATGATAAAGCTTGTTTCCATAAAATTCTATCCCACCAAAAAGTATAATCTGATTGATCTTCTAAATAAAAATTTCTATCAAATCCCCCATGTATAAATAGTCTATTCTCAGAATCTCTATAATAAGGAATCTGTTCTTTAAAGAATATTTTATGTGATAAAGGTACATGTATAGGTTTTAGAGTTTCAACTACCTCTTCTCCTAGACCAGGTCTTTTTATATATGTAAACCAAGGAAGTTCAGGATCTATATGTTTTAAATAAGATAATCCTGTTTCTTTCTGTCCTTGTTTCCATCTAGTAGGATTAATGCCAGTTTCTATCCATTCTCTAAACCAATCATCATGATTTCCTTTTACTTTTATTAGATTTTTTATTTTTAGTAGTTCTTCTACTACTTCATAGCTTTCACTATGTCCATCTACTACATCTCCTAGAGATATTAAGGTATCATTATTATAATCAAAATTTGCTCTCTTTAGAACTTGTTTTAATGCTTTATAATTACCATGTATGTCACCCACACAAAGTGTTCTACCTATTTTTGTGTTATTGTTTTGCATAAAATAATTTTTTATAATTCATACTTTTACTAATTTTCTTATATACCTTAATAAGGTATAAAAAGGTTAGTGGGATTATTTTTTTGTACGTCAATATTAGGAAAATTTTTTTTAAATTCTTGCATATTAAACGGACTTGTAATTATATGAATACCTGTTTTTGAAGGTATTTCACAAATTATTTACCATATTATAAAAATGTTGAAAAATAAGCACCTAAAACAAATCCTATAGTACTAGGTATAGGAAATATATAATTTCTACCTAGTTTTGTTTTATACTTATTTCTGTTTAATACTTTACTTTCTAGTTGCTTATGTATAAAATAAACAATTGTTAATAATCCTCCGTATTTAAAGTTAGTATTAAGTAAAAATAGTGATACAAATGCTATCACTATTCCACTTGTAAAACCAAATAAGAAGTTAATTACAGAATGCTGTAAAATTTCTCTCCAAGAAACATCTTTTGCATCCATTAAATCTCTTTTTTTTACTAAAAATTTTGTCATTTTATAAACTTTCTATTTTTTTATTTTCTTTTAATAACATATTAAATTTATTATTAAATAATTCATTTAATTCTCTACAAAAAATAATCGTCTTACCTGTAGTATAGAATTTCTCAAATCTCTTAACTAATACAAAACAGTTAGAACATTGTCTAACTGTTTTACAAGAGTTAATTATTTTAACTATTTTTAAAAATAATTTATTTTCCATTACAATTCTTTTATTAATTTAGGAGTATAATCTATAACCTCACAACTTACATTTTTATATTTAGGATGAGGTACTTCTTTATCACAACCATTTACATAATCCCATTCATATGTTTTTATAGTATTTTCATGAACATGTCCATGAATATTATAACTAAATCTATAGTCTAATTCATTAGGATGAATAGGACAATGAGTAAGTATATACTTTTTTTTATAATTTATTACTCCTGATACACTATTAACATATTTTAATAATTCAGTTATATGTTGTCGCATATCATGATTTCCTAGTACTACATGTTTTATACCTTTTAATTTATGTAACAATTCATATCCCTCCTTTTTTTCCATAGTTATATCCCCCAATATATAGGTTACATCTTTTTTATTGACTACTTCATTCCACTTTGAAATAATATAGTCATTCATTTGTTTTACATCTTTAAAACCACGTCTTTTAGCCATATTCACATGATTAAAGTGTAAATCTGATATAAATCTTACATTTGCCATATTTTACTTTTTTATATTTTTAAATCTCCAAATTTAACATTATTAATAAATACCTTAAAAAATCCAGTATTGAATTTACTCATAATCTCTTTATAGTTTTCTATAATAAAATCAGGAAACCATCTGTTTGCCATAGTAGAGTTTACATTCATAATAGATCTCATAAATAATTCTTTTAAATCTTTTTCTTTTAAAGAAACATTTTTAGAATATAAAGGAATTATAAATTCATTTAAAGTATCTACATATAATCTCTCTAAAGATGCATTAATTTTTTCTATATCTGAATATCTATCCCATACACTTCTATATAAATACCCACTTTCAGGCATACTCATCTCTAAATAAACAGATTTATTATTCTCTGTAACAATATTGTACAGATCTTTTTTTAAGGTTTTATCTATATTTTTATACTTATAAGGATTTATATTCATCCCAGGATATTTAAAAAATATATGAATAAAGTTATTTGAAAATGTTCTTATTTGATTTTCTACTGTTTTATCTTGATCTTTTAATGTATTAATAAATTTTTCTTTTGTATTTATATAAGAATTTAAAATTCTTTCCCATTTATAAATATCTGAATGGATTTTTCTTACTTTTAATAAGTCAAATATATAATTAATAGTAGGATTTGCAATTTTAAAAACTTTATCATCTGAAAATGTATTTTGTAATAATTTTTTTAAACTCGCTGAACCGTTTGTATTAATTAATAAAAAAGAATATTTGTCATTAACATATGAACTCATAAAAGTATTTATTCTTTTTTCTTCTTTAAGTTTTAAAGTATCCTCTATGTAGGATCTATGCTGAGGATGATATATTATTTCTATCTGTTTTACTATACTATCTTTTTTTACTTCTCTAGAAGCTACTTCTCCAATTACTAACATATTATTATTTTTTTAAGGATTCTAACCAAGTTTTTATACCATAATTATGAATTTCTACTTCTGTACTTTTTTTATTAAAAGGATATTTAAAATCTTTTATTAATTTTTTATTATAAATATTTATAAAATTACATACTTCTTTTCTATAATACCTGTCTGATAATATAAATGTTTTATGATTTAATAATCTTTTAATAAAATATCTTGAATTATATTTTGCACTAGATTTAAAATCAAAGTAAAGACGTATAATAGAAGTATATACACTTATAAGAAATGTATATTTCATCCAAAAAATAGGGCATTTAAATATATATGTATCTCCTACTTTTGCATAAATAGTTGTCCTAGATTTAAAAGAATTAAGCTTAGTTTCTATTTTATTTATAGTATTTATTAAATTATTTTTATTTTTATTTAAAGTTATATCAGCTTCTTCTTTATCTCTCCATGTAGTAGTTTTCCCATGTAAAAAATTTATACCTAAATAAAAATATTTTTTATTTTTAAATAAATTAGTTTTTGAGTAGCTAAAACCATAAACACACATATTTTTATATATTCCACTATTTTCTACAAAAGAAATATCATTTAAAAAATCTTTACAACAAGTAAAAGGTACTAATGTTTCAAAATTGTATTTTGATTTTTTATCTAATATAGAAAATCCCATACCAGTAGATCTTCCTTCCATTAAAGCATTTCTATTTTGAATCTCATTTATTTTATATTTCATTTTTTATTTTTTTAATAAAGAGGGGAAATATTACTCCCCTCTTCTTAATTGTTTTTATTTTATATTATCTCACAGTTTCCTCCAGAGCATGCTAATTCTCCAGTTAAATCTGTATTATCCTCTTCTTCTACTATCTTTCTTAAATCTATAGGATATTCTTGTATATATTTAATCTTTTCTAAGTAAAATTCCTTAGTACATGTTTCAAATGGTGCATTTTCATAAGTACCTCCGTCAAAAGGTAATACAGAAAGTCCATTGAAGTCATTTCTATTACTCCACATCCATTCTCCTACATCTTTCCACTCATGTTTTTTACAAGAGATAGTAGCAGATACATTATTAGTATTAGGACCTCTATTGTGACCTTTTCTAACCCATTTTAAGTTATATCTTTTAACTCTTGCTAAAGAATCTAAAGCTGTTTCATCCTCTCTTAAAATAGCATTATCAGGAGCTTTTTGCGGTATACCTATAACAGCATCTTTAGGTTGATATGTCATTACCTTTATCAACTCTGGATGGAACTTCTTAAAGAAATTATACAAATCATCCCCTACTGCACATTGCATATTTCTAATATAATATCTAGAATGCCAAGCATGTATTCCAGAAGATGTTCCAACTACACAAGAAGTAGTTCCACTAGGTTTAATAGTAGTAACTCTAGCCGCTGAATTTATACCAATTATTTTAGCTATTTTATTATTTACTATTTTTGTAATAGCAACTGCCTGTTCTAAATTTAAAGTACTTAATGTACCATTTGCAATTCCTGTTATACCTACTCCTATAAGAGCATCTTTTTCTGTATTAACTTTCCATGAATTTCTTAAATAATGAAAATCTGTAAAACCAGCCTGTAAAGTTCCAAAAAATGCACCTACTTCTGCAAATTTATTTAAATCTTCTTGGTTTTTAATTTCTCCAGCATTTATTTCTGTAAGATTACAGAATGTAAATGGTCTTAGTGCAATCTCACAACCGTCACACCGTAGAATTACAACAATAATATCTACTTGTGCGCTGGACTGTCGCATACAACATGTTTCCAGTTCTTTCCTGATTTTATAAAGGATATTACATAAGGTTTAACTTTAAACTTTTTTGCAATATCTACTAATCTCATTCCAGAGGGAATTAATTTACATTTAATTTGTTTTACTTGTTGTTCATTTAATAATGCTCTACCATTATTAGAACCTAAAGTTATATTTCTATAAGATTTTGAATATTTAATTCTATTTCTCTTACCTCTATTACTTCTTAATTCTTTAGTATCATTTTTCTTTATACCTTCCTTAGTTTTTATAGAGGTATTTTTAGAATGAAGTTTTTTATTTTCTGGTATTTTATACCATGATTTATCAACTTTTAATTCACCTCCTTTTTGAATATTCCATCCAATATTAGGTCTAATTCTATAAATTCTCTCTAAATCTAAAGCTTTCTTTAAAGATATATTACTATGTAAAATTTCTTTTTGTAAATTATTCCAACCATAGCTTTTTATCGCATCAGTTAATTTGGTTTTCTTTTTATTTCTTTTATGAGATCTAAGTCTCTCTTTGAAATTACAAGTTATACCAATATAACCTTGTGATAATTTATCGCTATGATTCTTTGTGTGTATCCAATATACACTATAGTTGTTCTCCTCGCTCAGTCTCTCAGGCTGCACAGAAATTATTTCTTGCTTGCCCCCTGTCGTTGTATTGTCAACTTCCAAGTCAATCAGAGGAGATTTTACATCCGCGTTTTTTTTATTCATAATGTTAAATATTATAGGTACTTTCTTCTATTAACGGATTTGTACCATATTCAGGATCATTAGTAAAATAAATACCAGGTTCTCCTGAACCAGAATCTACTACCATTTTCCATAAAGAATCAAATTCTTCTTTTTTTATTCTATTTCTAAGAATAACTGCTGAATTATTAGCTCTTCCTAATTCTGGATAATTTTCCCACCATTTTCCATGTTTACTAGTAGCCATTTCTTTATCATCCATTGAAAATAAAGATATTAAAGCTGCTCTTCTTATTCCTCCAGCCAATACAGCATCTGCAATAATACAATTTATTCTATGTACCTCAAAAGAAGTTAGTTTACTTCCATTTTGTTTTTCATTTAGAATAGTTTCTATTTTAGTTAAACATACTTTTAATGGTGCAGCACCTGGAGCCTTACCCCCCGCTGTAACTAGTCTAGATCCTTTCTCTCGTATATCTGAATAAACAAATCTAGGTTTTACTTTAGTTTTTCCAAAATAAGATTTCATAAGTTGTTTAACTGCATCTGCCCAACCTTCAATACTATCTCCTATTAAAAACTTAGATTCTTTAATAGGTTTTTGTATTTCTGGTAATTGTTCTATGTGATGGTATTGAACACTATAACCAATACCTGTACCTCCTAATAATAAAAACATTAGTTCACTAAATGATCTATAATCTGACATAGGCATATAACCACAGTTATATAACCTAGCTTCATTTTTCTCTATAGCTGCTCCAGAAAATTGAGCAGCTCTCATAGAAGGCAATACTTTTTTATTATAAATATATGTAGAATTTATAAGTATTTTTTCAGAAAAAGGACTAACCTTTTTTAAATTTTTAATACCTTTTAATTCTAACTTTTTTCTATCTTCATCTGTACCATATTTTTTAATCATCATTGTAATATATCTATCTACAATCTCCTCCCAAGTTTCTCTTCTTTTTAGGAGAGGAATATATTTTGCATATTTATTATATATTACAATATTTGATAATAATTTTATTTCATTCGTCATGTATCACTCTTCTTCTTTAAATTATAATTTATTTTCATTTATTATTTCTAATAAATTTATAGTTTCGTTCTCTTTATATATACTGTCCGTTAATTCAGAACTATTGTCGAGACTTACTTTTAATTTTTTTTCTATGGTTTCTTTTAATTTTTTATCTTTAAATAAAATCTGTTTTAATTTTAATAAAAAATTTACAGCATTAGGATTTCCCAAATAAATATCAGTATAATATTCTAATATTAAATGTTTTGCATCTACTCCAAATTTGGAATATCGCCCTTTTTTAAAATTATTATACTCATTTAAATATTCTTCTGGAAATTTAAATATATATATTACTCTATCTTTATTATCTATTAAATCTACAAATAATTCATTTTGAGTCAAATTGTGCTCATAAGATGTAAAATCTGGATTTTTAAAATAAAAATCATGTACTATAAAAAAACAATCCTTATACTTATTACCATCGTCAAAAATATATGTATTTCTAAGATGGTTAAAAAATTTCTTATCAAAATTAACTAATTCTGATAATAACGGCAATAAATAAGTTTTAGATTTATTATATCTAGTTTTATTCATTACTATTGTTGTTAATTGTTATAAAATCATCATTTAAATCTATATTACCGTTTGAAAGGTAAATAGATTTTTTTATATCAAAGACTTTATTATCCCAATGCCACTTTATTTCTTCTATTAATTCATATAAACCTTTATATCTATATCCTGAATTAGTAGTAAAACCTTTTATAGCAGCTTTGTTCCATAATTCTTTTACTGTAAATACTACGGGAATTTTTTCAAACCTAGATATATATAAAAATTGAAAAGGTAATAAGGAATAACCTTTTAATTTAAATTTCTCACATATAAAATCGTATGTATGCATATATACTGCTTCCTGTAGATAATATCTAAACTTTAGAAAACTACCTAAAAACTCACTTAAAGAATTAGCTCCTGTTTTTAAGTCTATTATTCTAATAGTTTTTTTATCATGATCTATTTGAAGAATATCAATAATTCCTCTATATTTTAAATCATTTATTTTAATATTAAATTTAAATTGATTATGTGTTTCACAATCATTATTAAATATATGTTTAGAAAATTTATGTGTTAATAAGGTATCTTTTAAAGTACTTGCTAATATCATATCAGAGGTAGTGACAAGTGTTTTATTACTATACTTTATAAAAGACTCTAAGTACTTCCAAAATTCTGGTTTATCAAAATTATTTAATATTGTCTCATCTTTTTGCTTATTCCAGTACTTATTATTTCTTATTATTTTTAATACAGTTTCTTTACTAGGTACTTTTGTGAAGTTATCTATAATATAGGTACACAATTTTCCTAATGTAGCTGTAGGTTTTTCTCCATCAAATATATGATAAAGCTTTTTAAAATTTTCTTTATTCAAAAGAAGATCATCTGTTAATGATCCTATCTTTGCTCCTTCATTTTTAACGATTGACTTCTTTATAAGAGCTTTAGGTCCGTTTCTATCATAATCGGAAGTTCTACTATAACTTAATAGTAATTCTCCTCTTTCTTCATTTTTACCATAAAGCTCCTCTAAATCAGTCATTTATATTTTTTTTGAAATTACATCCATGTTAGATATACATAGATCAAATATTAAGTCTTCTAATTTAGAATATTTTTCTAAAATTAGATCAAAATCTTCTTTAAGAGAAAATGACGAAGATATATTTTTCATTAACTCCATTTCTTTTTCTACTATTAATCTTAATTCATTAAACTCATTATTATCTAATAACTTCTTATATTCTACATACTTATTATCTTCATATAAATTTTTAAAGATATTTAGTATATCATTTTTTAATTTATCATTCATTTTATTTTATTTTAATTATTACTCCAGAATTATCTGGATTGTGTGAATAATATTTATCATCCTGTTTAAGTACAAAAGGAATAAAATAATCCATATTATCATCCTCTATAAATCCATGTGCAACCATTAAATCTGCAATTATCTGTACAGCATTGTGAAAGTCAAACTTACGCCTAGAATCTCTTACAAAATGAAATCCTATTTCAATTGGGTAAGTTTTTCCTTTCAATGCTTTATCAAAATTATCTCTAAGTTTTTCAAATTCATTAGGTCTAGTTACATAACCTTTAACAATTTTTTTACTTACAGAATATTTTTGTATACCTAATTTTTGCAAATACTTTTTTACAGTTTTAGAAGGAAATATACCTCGACTAGTTTTTATTTTACTATTTTTTAGACTAGGTACATTCCCTGGTATCCATATTAACATATATTAATTATTTAAATGTTGTTCATATTTAAATAATAATATATGAAATATTAATCTTCTTCTTCAATTATATCGTCTACTACTATAGGTTGAGGAGGAATATTAGGATAATTATCTAACGTAAATCCACCTATACTTTTATTTACTTTTCTGATATAGTAGTCATAAGGGTTAACCTTTTTATCTGATGAATACCTATTCCAATTAATATACACAGTAGGATTAAATTCTTCTTCGTTTCCTACTAAATCTCCTGAACATGTTTGATTATATATATATTTATTTCTAGAATCTATATAGTCCAAAACATTTTCTACTAATCTAGGATTTTTTATTTCCTTATATAGTATATTATTAAAATTTATTTTACTACAAAAGTTTGTACTTGATAATATACTATTTTGGTTATTCTTAATAAAATTAACAATACTAGTACATACAATAAAATAATTCATTATTTTATTAATGTCATAAGTAGGAGTATGAATCCTAAACTCTATTGTTTGTTTATTTCCAAATAATAAAGGAATTAAATTAACCCAATAATATCTAGTTTTTATATTCCATTTACTTGTACCTTCTGGATCAGAGGGATGAGAATGTATATTACTTAGATCTCCTCCTTCATTTTGGTAACTTCGACCCATTGATAGAAAACTATAAAGAACTTCAAAGTTTTTCTTTATATTTTTATTATCAATAACCCCATCCATCTTTAAAATAGTAGAATTAATAGGTAAAGGTTTAGTATAATGCTTTCTTTTTACCCCATAATTATATTTTTTATATAAAGGAAAAAGTTCAAATATAGAATCTTGTATTACTGTTAGTACTCTAAAGGCAGCTATAAAAAACTCTTCTGTTCTAGGAATATTCCCTATATGAAGATGCAAAGCACATGTTTCATCATATAAAGTCCTCTTTTTCAGTTGCTTTACTGTATCTACAATAGTTTGTACTCCCTTTTTTCCTTCTAGAGGAATTGTTACATATTCTAATCCTTTTACACTACCATCTCTTAGAGGAATTAATCCTAGATTTTTAACAATTCTAGGAGGAACCATTCCTTTAACTGTTTCAAATTCTAACCCAAATGTAAGACCTTTTGCAACATCTCCATATTTTTTTACTGCCTCAGTATATTTAGGAGAGTAATTAGAATGATAATATTCAGAAGCTGAATTAGTTTTTCCTTTAGAATCGTATGATAAAGTATTTTTATAATTTAAATCACAATGCTTTATATCTGTGAATTCTATAGTATCTAAAGAATATTTATTATAATAATTTCCTGATGAAAGTTGTTCTTTATAAATAGTTCCTTTAAAAATTTCATTATCAAAACATTGATAAGTATTTCCATCAATATGTACTAGTACTAAATCCTCTTTTTCATATTTTTTAGAAAAACTTCCAAATATAGGATTATTCGATTTATCAAAACCAATTACTCCTTTAACAACCATTAAAGATTTATCTTTAATAATATATTTTTTTATTCTATTATCAAAATAAATATATCCAGTATGTTGTTTATAATACTTATCATTTATTTTATAACAATCTCCTGAATTTTCTATATTTACATCTCCAATTTTATAAAATTCTCCTCTTATTGTTCTACATTCTTTTTTTGGAAAAGTTTTTCCACTTACTGTAACTACAGTTTTTATATCTTCCATTTTTAAGAATTATTTAGTTTGTTTTTTTCTCAATTTCTATTATTTTACTTGTACTTTCTATAAAATTAGATAATAGTTTCATAACAGAATCTCTTTTTTCATTAGATTTAAAATTAGATAATCTTTTTATTACAATAGGAAACAATTGATAAGGCTCTAATAAAGTTTCTTCTATTAATTTTTCTAATCTATCATTCTCTATATTATCTTTTTTAGTATTTTCTTCTTTTTCTAAATCATCCACTACTGTGTCTAAATTTTTACTAGCAGGGAGTTCTATTACTTTTACATCATCTATTTTTGCTATATTTGTTATTCTAGTACAATTACCTTTATCTATTTCATATATTTTTTCAGCATTTAATGGACTAATAATTCCTGTAAATAATTCTCCTCCATAGTATATACTTTGTCTATTAGAATCCTTATACTTATAAGACATGTCTATAATAGGATGAACCGTACATAAAGATAAAGAACTAACATCAAAAGGCATTCTCTCTTTTTTTAAACTTATACAAGCATCAAAATCTAACTGAGTTGATATTCTTGCTCCTTCAAATATATAAAAGAAATATCTTGATATGTCTGTTATTTCTTGATTCTTATTATGAACAAAGGGTATAAATCCTTTTTTAGAATTTTTTTTATTTTTTTGAAAACAATTATTCTTAAAAGGAATATTAACTAAAGACCAAAATGTATTTTCTGCTTCTTTAGTATTATCTCCTAATTTATAAAATCCATAATTAGTTATCCAAGCATATACTCCTGTAATAGTATGTCCATTTCTCCAATATCTTAATTTATTAAAATAAACTTTACCTTTATAATCTTTTAGATCTTTTAAAGTCTTTTCGTTATAAATATTCTTCTTATCAGATAAACTTGAAGAAGATATATTGGTAGAAGTACCTTTACTCTTATCAAAATTTATAGTATCATACCCACTACATGCATCATAATTAGGATATGTTCTACCATAATTTTGATGATAATTTTGGTATCTATAAGTTTTTAAATGATGACAGTTTTTTCTACTTATACTAAACTTAGTAGCTTTTTCTACATTACCATCTACTATCCTATAGACTACATTATGTGAAAACTCACCTATAGTATCTGGATTTCCTCCTATAGCTATTAAACTATCTTCTATAGAAGAAATATATAAACTATTTCTTGTTTCCTTATAATAAAATAAAGGTCTTTCTTGATATATCACATCTCCTTTATCAGTATTATATTTTTTAGAAGCACCATGGTAACAGTAAATTACATTAGGTTCTCTAGTATCTGTAAAAACTAATGCAGCAGCTCCGTTATATTTACTAAGAACCTTATAATTACTATTTTTATAAATACATTCTAATAGTATTTCACTATCTATTTTGTTCCTAGTATTACCTTTTGATAAAGTTTGAACTTCATCTACATTAAAATCTTTTGCAAGATCTTTATAATTTAAAAGAGATCCATTATGCACTCCTATAAAAGAAAAACCATCATTATTAAACCCGAATCCAAATGGATGTGCATTATCCATTGTATTTGCTCCCACTGTACTTTTTCTAGTATGACCAATAACTACAGGAAAATTAATAGGTTTATCATAGTCAATATTAGATAAGAAATCTCTATATGCTTTTTCTTTATCTACTCCTAAATATATGTCACCATCTACAGTAATTCCACAAGAATCTGTTCCTCTAGTTTCATTCATTATTCCTAGAATATCCAATTTTTGTTTATTGAATTTTTTAGTAGATTTACCTGCCCATGCAAATATTCCACAATTTAATTGATTTTCTTTAACTCCAAAAATAATTTTTCCTAAAGTATCAATTGCTAATAATATTAATATTATGCTAATTATCATTTTTTATAAATTTATTAATTCTTTTTTTAATTTTTCAATTTTTGCTATTAGTACAATTGCTTTTTCTTTATTATTTAAATTAATACATTCTTCTATATCATCAGAATAATTATTAATTATATAATTTATAACACCTGTATTTACTAATTCAATAGCTTCCATGGTTTTATTAAAAGCCCATTTCATAAGTTTATCATTTACTATCCAAAAATTTGATAAACTTCTATATTCTACTCCATAGTTTTTAAATCTAAAACTACCAGCTTTACCATACATTTCTTTTCTTCTATCATCTTTGTCCAAATTAATAGATTCTAATCCAAGTACAGCATCCATAGCATATATAATCTTTTCACTTACTTCTTGAGAAGGATTATCATACCCTATATGAATATGTCCTCCACAAGTCCTTAATCTAGTATCACTACTAGGGGCAGAGTTTATAGATTTTGAATAAACATTAAAATCAGGCTCACATCCAAATTGCTTTGCTTGAGGAGTTTCTAAAAATCTTTGATCTAATTCTGCTGATGCACTATAATTTAAAGAACATCCTTGTAATTTAGAAAGAATTTCTAAATGATTTTTTACAAAATTCATATTGGTTACAAAAGATTTTACATCAACACAAGCAGGAATATTAAATTCTACCATAACATTATCTTCTTGTATAGCATGTCCTTCTTCACTAATTTTTTTAGGTTCTAATTTTGTACCTCCAATTAATCCTTCTGCTGAAATTATTTCTCCATTTTTTTCAAGAAACAATTCAGGATCGCTTCCTATTTTTATATTTTTTAACATTTTATTATTTTTAAATTTATAATTTTTAATTTAGTATATTGTAAAGTAAATCTGTACATACTTGTTTATAAGGAGTACATGCGTCTGTATATTCAGGATGACCTTGTATACATAATTCCTTTTCCTTATATATAATTATTTCAGGTTCCTTAAACTTATCTTTTAATTCTATTTCTGAATTATCTCCGTTTAAATAAGTAGTGCTTAAATATCTTTTACTCCATCCTACGATTTTATAAGGAGAACTTCTTTTTGTAGGAAGCATCATTTGATGATGACTTGAAGTAGCTTTACAAGTATATATACGATCAATTTCATGTAATCTTACATGTATATCATGTTCTGTATTATGTCCATTTACATGTTGAATTAATTTTCCTCTATTTAATACAGTAAGAAGTTGTGCACCTCTACATATACCTAACTTAGGAGTATGTCTAAACATTTGATATATACTTCTCTCTAAAGTATCTCTATCAGTATCTATAAGAGTATGTTTTCCAGTTTTTTCTCCATAAAGAGCTGGAGAAACATCAGAACCTCCTGTAAAAACTAATAAATCTATACTAGAGGCTTTTTTATATGTCTCAGACTTATTATCTATCATGTCTTTCATATAATAAACATTTATATCTCTTTTAAGTCTATTTAAAAATATTAAATAATCATTATTAAAGTAAGAATCTACTAATATATTTAACTTTTTATTCATTTTTTTTATATTTATTTATTAATAATTTAGGAATTATTTCTATATATTTAATAAGAGTCTTTTCTCCAAAAGAAGGTGCAGAATTTATTTCTACTATTATAAATTTAGGATCTTCCCTAATTATTCCTTCTTTATTTTTAGAAGATTGTATTCTTAAATCTATTGCACCAAAATCTAACCCCACAGCTTTTAAAGCTTCTACGCTTTCTTTTACTATAATATCCCAATTTTTAGGTTTATCAAATTTTTCATTATCTTCCATAAACCATACACAATGGTCATTATTTCTGTACCATCTTTTTTCTTCTGGAGTATCCTGCTTTAACATCTTTCTACAAGTGTAAAAACAACCTTCTTCTGTAACATGTAATCTATACTCTCTATTATAATTATAGAACTTTTCAAATATATAATCTTTTAATTTATCTCCTTTTTGTTCTATAAATTTTAGTAAAGAATCTATATTATCATGCTTTATATTTCCTTTACCTCTACTTCCAAATATATTTTTAGAAATAATTGGAAAAGGTAAATCAGATAACTCATAAGGAGCTTCCTCTGAATTATTTTCTAAGAAAAAAGCATGACTGCCATCCCATTCTCCTCCATATGACCACCAATCTGCTGTAATAATATTATTATTACTAAAGCAAGTCTTCATTAAACCTTTGTTTGCACTATTTTTAATAGCCTGAATAGTATTTAGTTCTATTCTATTTCCACCATTTGTAACAGAATCTTTCATATCTGTAAAAGATCCCAACCTAACAACAGATTTAAAAGGTAAAAAAGGAAAAATACCCTTTTCTCTTAATGTATTATGAGAAGGGTGTCTACTTCGTATTCTAGGTAGAAATTTAGTGTATTTAGACATAATTTTTTATTTTAGATAATTTTTTAAATTCTTTCCAATCTCCATTTTTTACTAATGAAGAATTACCTAAACTATTAGAAGAACCTGTATTATAAAAATAAGTATAAGCTTTTCCATAAGGTGTAATTATTTCCTCTCTTTCATAGTAATTATTAGAACAAGAACTTTCACTATACCCTTCTAAAGAATCTATTTTAGATAAACATAATTGATTTACTTTATATACCTCCATTACTACAGAAGTAACTCCATTCTTTAATAATCCTGGAAAAGATCCTAAAGAATGCATAGAATAAATAGGTAAAGTATCAAATTGTCCTACAAATTCTTGATCTTTTAAGTAATGGCTGTTTCCTAAATCTTTTCTAAGACTACCATATACTGCTACTAATATTTCTTTTTTAACTGTCATTTTATTTTTTTTAAAAGGGAATATCAATACATGTTTCCCAAATTTCTTTTATTTCTTCTCTTCCATAGTTTTTAACTAAATCACTAAAATCCTTTGATTCAAATTTATCAGGAATTTCTAATCTTATTAAATCAAATTTAGAACATAATTTAGTACTAAATTTTCTACCCCAATTCTCTTTTTTGTCAAAATCATTATCATAAAGAAGAGATACTCTTTTAAATCTACTTTTTAATTGTTGAATAATATGAGTTTTAGGAGTAATTGCTTCTGTTTGTAATGATAATGTAGGCATGTTTAATAAATTATCTATAGCCATTACATCTTTTAAAGATTTAGTAATTATCAAATTATCTCCTTTTTCAGGTAATTGACTCCATCCTTGCCATACTGAATCATCGTGATTATTTAACCATTTGTATTTTGTACTAAACGGTTGATATATTTTATAAGTTTCTTTTTTATCTTTATATTCTGTAAAACAATAGGCATATTTTTCCGCTAAAATGGGTTGACCATTTATAAAGACATAAGAAATAGGAGTTACGTTATATTTTTTTAATGTATCCATATCTATTCCAAAATCAGACCAAAATTTAACATCTAATAATGTCCATTTTCTAAATTTTTTACCTAGTCTAAAGTTATTGGCTTTATTTAAAACACTTTTTCTATCTGTATAAGCAGTAGGATTATATTCTTTTGAAGTTTTTTCTGATTTTTTATAATGAAATTTATCTGTTAAGTTAAAATCAACTACTATTTTACTAAGAGCTTCAAAAAAATTTAAACCAAATCTTAATTGTACAAATTTTACAAAATCACCTCCTCCTAATACAAAATCGTTAAAACATATTTCATTATTTTCTCCTATAAAATACCCAAAAGATTCTTTATTATCTTCTCTTAATGGAGATTTCATTACGCCATTTAAAGATACTTCTTTTCCTGTATAAAATCTATATATATCAATGTCTTGTAAGTGGATTAATAGTAATGATTTTGTTACTAATTTTTTATTTAAATTTATAATCATTTTTATACATTTTAAAAGAAAAGGGAGAAAATAAATTCTCCCCTTAATTATTTATTATATTCTAAATAGACTCTGTCCAATCTTCTGTAGCTCCAATAATAGTATCTGAACCTGATATACCATCATTAGATGGTGCATCTTCTGTTATTTTAGTTAACAGATCCATATTATTAGGAATAAGTCTAGTATTTTCAACAGCTCTTTCAATAAAATTGAAATAACGTAAACCTAAAAATCTACCAGGTCTATTCTTAGTTCCATAAGTTACATATACATTGAAAACTTTTCCTTCTACATTGTCCTTAATAAGACCAAATAAGACATCTACAGCTTCTTTAGTTGTTTTTACTTCTGGAAATACATAGTCAGCTCCTAAAACTGCTTTAGCAATATGAAGAACTCTAGACAATTCTTGTCTTTCCCTTTTTTGGTTATACTCATCAGGGGATGATGGATTAGGTTTAAAGTAATAAAAACCTTGATTAACTGAACCACCAGCATCACTAGTAGCAATTAATTTATATTCAGGATAAGTATCTGGAGATCCAGCTTGTTTTTTTTCAACAGAAATTTTAACATTTCTTACTAATCCTGCATTCCCACCATTAAAAATGGTATTTCCTTCAAATTCTTTTCCGTTTAAATTTATCATTTTATATTATATTATTTTTTATTAATAAAAATTTTAGACCAATCTACTTTTACATTATTAGATTCGTCTGATTCTGCAACTACAATTTCTTGACCTTTTAAGTGATTACTTCTAGCTCCACATATTAAAGTATCAGAGGAAGCAAAATTAATTATTGTTTTGTTCTTCTCTCTATATAAATACCCTATTGCATCCACTTGTGAACATAATATTGCAGCACTTTTACCAGTAAGGTCTAACCCTCTCTCATTCATTTCTTTACCTTCTTTTTCAACCAATTTATCTTTGACATGTCCTAATATAATTAAGGTGTCACAAATTGATTCTAGCTCTCCTAAAACCATTGATAATGCCATTCTTGTAAATCTATATCCAGCTCCATTTGGAAGGGTTGTAACATCTGTTCCAATCCAATTTCTTCCCATAGGAGTATCTTTATATAGTTTTTTAGCTAAAGGAAGTACAACATCTTCTAGTGCTGTTACAGTATCTAAAGAGATGTATTTATATACATACTTTCCCCTTTTTTTATTTTCTTCCTTTATTTTATTTATCAAAGCCTTTAAAATAACTATAGGTAATTTATCTTGCTTTTCTGCTTCTGTTAGTACATCATACTTTAAAGCATTTACAAAATGAGAACCTTTTTCTAAATCAATTGTTAAACAATTATCTAATTCAGAAATTATAGTAGTTTTTCCCATCTTAGGTAAACTAAATATTACCATAGATTTAGGATTTATTCTACTTGCTTTTTCTTTTTCTTTCGGTAACTCTATATTCATTCTATCATCTTCTCCGACCTTTCCTACCTCTGTTAATTTATAAAAATTTCTTTACCTCACTTAAATGAGTAATAATTTTACTTCTATCATTAGAATCTTTACTCATATAGCCAGGTTTAAATTGAATACCTAATTTTCCTTTACCATTTTTATTTATATTATTAATAGTGTCTGGTTTGTCATCTATTAAAATATCTATGTTTAATCTGTTCATTATTTCTAATTTGTTTGAACTATGATAAACAGGTCTTTTAGGAAATCCATTTATTTCTAACCATAATTTTCTATATTTTATCATACTAGCAGGAGATGCAGTAATGTAGCATTCTACATCAAAGTCTATACTTTCTGGATTTGATAAAGTATTTAACTGTGTCCAAAATACTTTGTTATTTTCTACAAGTTTAAAATTATCTTTAATCCATTTTGCATCTTTTTCTCCATCCCATATATTAATTCTATCTTCTTTTCTGTTCAAATACTTACAGAAATCTTGATAAAAACATGCTAATACATCGTCAATATCTAATGCTATTTTCTTATTAGTCTTCATTATTTTTTAGGTTTTTATCAATAAATCTATCATCCATGTCTTTTCTAAATAAAAACATATATGACAGAAACATTGCATTACATAATATATGTCCTACATGAGCTAATTTACTTTCTTTATCTTTGTTTTCTCCATCTATAAAAGATATGAGATGTCTCATAAGGCTCTCACATATTTCTGAATATTTTAGTCCTTTTTTCCAATTATGTGAATCATATTTCTTTGCTCCAAACATTAGAACCTTAACCATAGGCTCTAATGCTCTGAAACTTGTTAAGGACCAATTTAATTTATTTTTATTATCTCTAGTTCCTATCTCCATTTATTCTCTTTCTAATACTATTAATAAAATTTTTAACCTTGTTTATTCCTATTAGGTCATTAGATAATGGAAGTTCTTTGAAAAAATTAACAGCTCCATCAAAATATAAAGGACATATTGTTCCTCCTCCACCTTGTCTACTTGCTAAAATTTCTAAAAATCTTATATTATCTCGAAAAAAAGTAACATCATAACCTTGATATTCTTTAATTTCATGTCTAAAAGGACTAAAAAGCCCTAAAATAGTATCTGCATCTCTATGAGTTAATTTACAATCACCTAGTCCATCCATTGATGGTTTTAATTTGTTTGATCTGAAATTATCTAAACTCTCTTGAGAAGCTGCTTGTTGTTGAATAACTACTGGTATATAGTTAAATTTATTTCTTAACCTAATTAAATAATTAGAAGATAATTCTACTATAGAAGCATGTAGACCTAGTTGAACTCCTCCTCTTCTTTCAGGAGAAATTAAACTAATATGATCTATGATAACCATGACATATTCTTCCTTATTATCAGGTTCATACCAATCATCTATTTCCTTTTCTACTACTTCACCAGTTTTATTATTAACAAAAGGTACTATTTTTTTATGTTGTGTACCATTATTTAAAGCATATTCATTTACAAATTTAAAAATTCCTGTTGGATTTCTTATATCATCTATGAATTCTACAATCTCTTCTATTTTATCAAAATATGGTTGATATTTTTCAATTAAAGTTATTGTTTTTTCATCTAATACTCCGCTTTCTCTAGTACTAGTTAAATCTTTAGGAGAAATTCGTACACCTTCCTTCTCATAAAGAATATTAGAAAATGCTGATAACATTTTCTGCTCCTTAGACATTTCTAAGGAAAAATAAAATATTTTTAATTTAATATTTAGTTTCAAATCTATAACCCTTTTTATAGCGTTATATACAAATAACGAATCTGTTATTTGAGTTTTCAATTTTGTTACTTTAAAATCTTTTTACACCTTCTTTAATTTCTTTAGATAAATATCCCATACCTTTCAATATATTATATAGAGAATATTCTCCAACTCCTTTGTTATTCCATTCTTTAATAGAATCGCTATAATTATTTACTAATACTCCAAATCTATATTGAGACTTTAGAAGAATTATAAGAGTTGTAATAGATATTTCTTTTTTCTGAAATTTATCTATTGTTTTATTATCCCAAGTATGTACTACCCATTTTTTAATATCTGGACAAAATATTATAGCAAGTCTTGTCTTTGTTATATTTAATTCTATTAATACTTTAATAGCTTTACAAAGTTCTGAAAAACTTATTTTTATACCTTGTGTTAGTAATACTGAATAAATATCTCCAAATGATCTAGCTTTTCCACTTGAACAAGTTCTTTCTGATACGTTTGTTCCAGATTCGTTAGACTTGCTAAAAGTGGCTGGAAATCCATAAAAATCATTGTAAAGCCTTTGAAGATATAATAATAAAGGTTCACTTTTTTCTTTTCTATATTGTTTTCTTAAATATAATTTTTTCATTTTTTTAAGATTTTAAGATCAAGTTATTTCTACTTGATTCTGAAATTTATTATAATATGATTTTTCTAATATCTCTATTATTTCTTTTTCTTTATTATACTCGTCTGTATTATATTCATTAGGATTAAATTTGTAAACATTATCTATTTTATCTATTACAAATTTCCAATGTCCTGTACCTGGAGTAGCATTTTCAAATACTAAAGTATCTACATTACCACAATACAGACAATTTAAGTAATTTTCCCCTAATAAAGTCATTATTTCTGCATTTATTTTATCAGAATTTACTTTATCTTCAAATAAGTATTCATGTATGTAATCTAAAGTAACTCCTGTATATAAGTCTTCGCAAACTGTATCCAATACTTCTAAATATTTTTCAGAGAAATATTCTTTTAATTTTTTATTTATTTCTTTACTGTTCATATTAATTTATTTTTTCAGTTCGGACTGTTTCATTAACCTAATAATTACTATAAGGAAATAATACTCCATATACATCACATTTCTTTCTAGAGAGTGTGTCTCCAGATCCTGTTTTGTGATAATGTGAAATTAGATCTACTATTTCTTCATATTTTAAATTTAAATAATTACCTTCATAATATATTCCATTTTTAGGTCTTTCCTTGTCAGTCTCTACACCGTTTTGTAGTAAATTTTTAGCATATTCTTTTTCAGATTTCCAATGTGAAGGATATTTTTTATTATAAGCTTCACTAAGTTTATCTAAAAAATAATTTAATATGTTAATCAATTCACTATCAAGTGACGGCACGAGATTATCTTTTATATTTTTTTCCATAAGTATAAATGTTGTAGTTTATTATTATGTCTAGGATTTTTATAACTAATTATATCTTTAAAACCAACTTCTAATAAAGCCTTAGAAAAAGGATTATCCACATAAGTACTTCCTACAACTGTTTGAATCATTCCTATATCACTAGTGAAATAAGAATGATTGGCATTATCAGGCTTTAATTGCCTTTTTTTTAATTTTTCTTTAAATTTTTCTAGTGTTTTTACTATATTTTCTATTTCTTGGCATGTAGTAGATTTCCAATCATGTAGTATGTATGATCCACATCCTGATGGATTTTCTTTTAGTTTAAAACTTACTAAAAGATTTTCTCCATTTATTTTATGTAATTCACTTACTTGTAAATAATTATGCCATTTTCCTTTTTCTATTAAACTTACTTTCATTTTATATAAGATTTTCCTCGTTAGCTAATATTTCTATTAACCCTCCTGTAAGGAGATTCGGATTTTTAGTTATTTTTTTATAAACGGTGATATACTTTTATCATATTTCCAGAATTAACATTTTTATAAGAAAATTGAAGACTAAACCCTAATCTTTCTACAAAATTTATCGCAGATCTCTGCTTATGAGATAAGTGAGCAAGTTTTGCACAACCAATTTCTTTTAAACATTCTTTTATATAATTTATTTCCTCTTCTGTAAGAGTTATTAATACAGAATGTATTTTAGGAACCTCTTCAAAACCATATAATATCATACATCCACAACAATCTGGATGTGGTTTAGTAGAAAATAATCTAATAGGTTTATTATTAACACTTACAAAAGATTGTACTCCATATTCTTTAATATATTTTGTATTAACTTTAGTTAAAAAATAATCATGAGAGCTGATATGTGAATTATTTATTTTTTTAATAAAAAGTTTTTCTTTTTTTTGTATTTGTGTATTTCCCTTTACTATTTCTAAAAGAGTTATTTTTCCTTTTTCTAAATCATAAGAATTGAATCCATATATTTTAGAATATAGAATACTTCCATTAAAATTAGGAGGTCCTATCTTATCTTGAAAAAAACTATAATAATTTCCTCTTTTTCTTATTACTCCTTGATATTTTTTACCTTTTATTTTTAATGTTACAAAATCACCTGTTTTCATTTTTTATATTTTTATATTTTTTATAATAACTTTACCATAATTGTTACCAATTACAGGGGCAAAAATCTACCCACTTTCGTTTATATTCCATAAAGTTCGTAACTACTTTATGCGTTTAATCAATTTTAATTTCTGTTAAATTATCAACAGTTATAGATGCTCCATTTATAAACTCTATTATAAATTTATCACCATCTTCGTAAATTTTTACTTTATGTTTATTTTTGTAAATCCCCACTTTCATAATTTTATTTTTTATTAATTAAACTGCTATATATTTCTATATAGACTGGACTATATCTTCATCTCACTGAGATGCCCTCCGCTTCCAATACCATTAACTTGTATTGTACGTGCTTTATTGCACTAGTCTCTGAACCTTAATTTAATCTTGGCTGCTGATTGTCATATATAAAAAAAGACACTATTAAAGTGTCTTAAATTATACTTAGATTTTCCAGCAATTCAAAGGGTAATCATCTAGATGTCACCATCTAGCGTAGCTTTTATTATTAAATATTTCTTTTTAAATTTCCTTTCAGTTTTAATACCTTTTGATATTTCACTTGGAAAGTAACCAAAATATTTTGCACAATCTTGTAATGAATTAAAAACTTTATATACTTCATTTGTATTAATATTTTTAACTATAACTTTTTTGCACATATAAGAATTATCTTTTTTAGATTTAACATAAGGATTTAACGATTTTTTATAATCTAATGACCATAAATACCCTCCTCCTTTATTATAAGTTCCATTTAAAAATCTACAAATTGTAGATTGACTTATATTATTATCAAGACAAGCTTGTTTTATATAATCATATTTTTTAATAAATGTACCATCTAAACTATATTGATATATTTCTTTACCTGTAATTATATTATTAACCACATCTTTTATGAAGTTAAATTCAGGTTTTAAATTATTAATATAAAATTGTTCTCTTTTTATAAGAATATTTTTATCACAAAATTCTAATATAATATATATAAAATTTTTAGATTTATTTTTATTCCAAGAATTCTGTAAATAATCATTATGATGTTTATTATTTCTTAACATCATTTTATGATTAATAATTCTATCATAAATATTTTTTGAACTTCCTATATATTTTTTTTGGTTTTTTAAATTTAAAATACAATAAATACCTGATTTTTTACACTGTTTATTTAATTTTTGCATAAATTTTTTAATTTTATACAAAAATACGAAATTTTTATGTAAATGTCAAGTAATTAACGCATTATTTTTTGATTATTTAAAAAAACTATTTGCTGTAACTAAATAATATTTACCTTGTTCTATTCCTGGATTTTCATTTTCAAATCTAGGTAATCCCCAAGGTATACAATTAATTTTACCAGAAAGAATTCTATTCCTTCTTTTTTTTATGCTAGTTAGCACTCTATTAAATAAACTCATTTTTAATTTAATTTAATTTACTAGTCCAATCTTGGACTTCATTTTCTTCTATTTCATCTATAAATGCAGATAATCTAGAAGATTCTTCTTTATTTCTATCTTGTTTGAATATAAAATAATCAGCTCTTTGTAAATAATGAAGATTTCTACCTTCTGTACTTAAATAAATATCTGCTGCTTTTAAAATATCTTCAAAAGTATATTCTGGATTTTCTTCCATCCATCTAGTTAACTTTTCTTTACAAGATTTCAATCCACCTCTTGCTCCTGCTTTTAATCCTTTCCATTTATCTCTAAATTCAGAAGCTCTTTTTTCTACCTCTTCACTTACTTTAGAAATAGATTTCTTTTTTACTTTCTTATTAGAGTATACTAATGTAGAAAGATCTACTAAAGAATTTTTTATTAAATTTAATGATTTCTGTCTTAGTATTATTTCTTTTCCTATTTTTAATTGTCTTATTTTTATTAATCTTTTCTTTTGTAAAATCTCTAAATCAATACTAGTATCTATGTAATCTTTATCAAGATACATAAAACTAATATATAAAAATTCATTAATAGTTACGTCATTTTCTTCTAATTCCTTAAAATTTACTATTAACGATTTATTCATTTATATTTTTTTAAAAATTTCATCCATACTTATAGAAAATTTATTAGGGTTTATTTTTAAATTTAAACTTGTTTTATAATTTTCAATTTCTATAATTGGAATAATTGTATTAAACTCTTCTTTTACTTTATTTTGAATATCTGAATTATCCTCTAAATTATATGCACTTATTATTAAATCTATTATGAAAATATTTTCATTAAATTTTTTTATCATGTTTTTAAAATTTTAGTTATTAGTGATTCCAATAAGTAGTAATTACTGCATCCGCTTTTAAAGGTATAGTAGTACACCATACTCCTCCTGCTTTTTCCATACATTTTTCTAGATACTCAGCAGCTAATTTTGTATATGAATTATGAACCTCTAAGTTTATTTCATCATGTACTAAATTAGTGATAGATACATAGTTTTGAAGATTATTTTCTAATATCCATCTTCTAAATAATATTGCAGCAAATTTTGTGATACTTCCTGCTGCTCCTTGTATAATATAATTAAGACAAGCTCTTTCATATTTTCCTTTTAAAGTATAATAACTTCTCCAATCTCCTATGTTTTTAAATTCTTTAAGCTTATCAAAGTCTTTAAAATAAAACTTTCTCTTAGTAATAGGATCTATTTCTATAAATCCTCTCTTCATAGATATTCTAATTGTTTCATCAAAAAACTCTCTTAATCTAGGAAATGCTTCAAAATAAGAATTATATATTTTTTCTCCTTCTTCTTTGGATACTCCTAAATTATTAGAAATAGTATATGCATTACCTCCATAAGCTAAAGCAAATACAACTGTTTTAGTTATTTGTCTTTTATCAGAGTGATTAGATTTTATTTCTTCTAAGGTTAATCCTTCTAATTCTTTAAAGATTTTTCTAGCATTAAAACTATGCATATCTGTAAAACCCTTATGATAAAACTCTAACAGATCTGGATCTAAGGAAGTGTTTACTAAACAAATATTTTCTTGACCACTATAATCTGCATTAACAATTTTATAATTATCAGGAGAATTAAAAGCTGATCTAAATTCTTTAGTAGCAGGAATATTTTGTAAATTAGGATTTCTACTAGATATTCTACCTGTATTTAATATTTGCCTATAATTACTATGTAATCTATTTGTTATAGGATTAACGTGCTTAAAGAAATCTATACCAAAAGTAGAACATGATTGATCTTTTTCTCTAAATTTAATATACTTCTTTAAAAATACTAATTTATCTTCTTCTATATTCTTATTCTTAGTGTTTAAAGAACTTATTAAAACTTTTGATTCTACAGTATACGTTAATTTTTTAGTTGTCTTAGATACTTCCATAGGACATATATCTAAAAACTTAAAAAACTCTATAACTTGTTTAGATGATGTCCATTTTATATTACATTTTATTTCATTACTAAACAAATCTAATTGTCTTTCTATGAAATTAGAATCCATATAATTATCTAATACAAATTTATTTAATTCTTTTTCTAAATTTACTTTTTCTATAAGATTATTTTTATAAGTATTTTTCCAAATATCTTTATCAAAATGTATCCCTTTATACTCTATTTCCCCTAATACAAGAAGAAATTGCATCTCTAATGATACACATTTTCCTAGTTGTTTAGTTTCTATATCTATTTCTTGTTGTTCTTTAACTAAAATAGGATATAAAATATCTTCTGCACCATATTTTATTTGAGAAACTGTAAATTTTTTATCTTTTATTTCTAAAAATTCTAATGCAGTAGTCTTATCTACTTCTACTCCTAGATACCTTTTATTTAATTCCTTTAAAGAATTGCTTAAATTATATCCATTAAATAGTATCTGTTCTACAATCATTGTATCATAAACTTTATTTAGTCTAGTTTTGCAATTATGTAATATATGTAGATATTCAAATTTTAAATTTTGACCTATAATAATAATAGAAGGGGAACTAAGTAAAGGATATAACATAGATATATCTGTACATCTAAAGTCTATTATATATTGTCTATTTTTAGTACCTAATTGAACCATTACTATACTAGAAAGATATGGATCTAACCCTTCTTTTTCATACTCTCCTCCAAATTTTCTTGTAGTTTCTATATCTAATGATATTTCTTTTTCATCTTTTAGATAATTATAACATTCTAGAACAGTTGAAGATTTAAATTCTTCATATTTTATATCTCCTATAAAATATATATTAAATTTTTCTTTCATCATTTATTCATTTTCATTCTTTTAGTTTAATTCTATAAAAGTCTTTTTCCTTTAGATGTTTCAATTGTAAAAGTAGTTACAGAAAATGTCATTATTTCTATTACCTTCTGCAAGAACCATAGAAGCATTCCACACAGTTTTTGAATAAAATGTCTTCCTTATTAAAGTTTTTATATTTTTATATCCTAAATTTAAGTCTTACACTTGATTCGATAAGAATTTGAGATGCGATTCTCTTATTTTGGCTTGTTTTCTTTCATTTAAAACTCTTTCTATATTTTTTAATGAAATATAATATGCATAATCTTCTTTAGATATTTCTTTATCCTCGGGCATGCCTATACTTTCTTTAACTATAAAGTATTTATTGTTAATGTGTTTAATCCTTCCATCAATACCAGTAAACTCGATAATTAGTTTTTTTATTACTGTTAAAGGGTCAATATAAACCTCTTTTTCAATTGTTCCATATATTTTCATAATATTATTTAAATTTATTAATTTAGTAAAGAGAGTGAGATTTAAACTTGCACAATAAGTAAGATCTTCTCTTTTTCTTGTTTTATCATATCCTTATATTATATAAGCCTTTTTTATCCCTTCTATCCACAATGGTAGTATATGCTCTTAGTGCAAATTACATATCATTGCTCAGTAGTTCTGGAATAAGCTTAGTTCATCTTCCAGATTTAATGATGAATACTTATATTATTAATTTAATTCTTCTTTTAGTTTTTTTATAGTATCTAAAATACCTTCTTCTTTTAAATCATTAAGTGAAAATCTTTTTGTATTATTAAAAATATATTTTTCAGCTAATTCTTTTTTAGAAAATTTAATAATATTTGAATTATTATATTTAAGTAAATTATTCCAACTTTTTAAAGAACATTTATTTTTAAAAGGAAGGGTTTCTTTATTATATGTAAATATACCATCTACATTTATTATATAATAATAAGTATCTCCTTCAAATAATTTTACATTATCTCGTGTAATAAATAAAGCTTCATTAACCCTTTTAGAGCCTTTTAAAGAGTATACAAAAGAATAACTATCTCTTCCTGTTATTATTAAAATCCCTCCATGAATATATTCATCTATCTCCATTTTTTTAATAGGAGGGCTTTTCACATTATCAATTCCTCTTATTACATCTCCTATTGTAAATATTTCATTATCTGAAAGTCTTTGTATAGAATGAATTTTCCAATATTTCCTTAAAGGAGAATCTTTACAATAATGATCTCTAAGATTGTTTGAAAATTCTATTACTCTACCTTGATTAAAGTCAGGATTTTCTTTTGTAGCAGATAAAGCCAGTATCTTATAATTTCTTTCTACAAAAAGAATTTTCTGCCAAAAATCTGGATAATTTTTTAAACTTTTTTTTGTATTTTCCCAAGAATCATACAGCTCTGATCCTAAAGGAAGACTTCCAGGATATTCTTTAATTAACTTGTATTTTTTCATATATTTTCTTTCTTTCTAATTAATAAATGAATAGTTAAATTTAACATATCTTCCATATGTTTTTTACCTACTTCTGTTTCTTCTTGAATTTCTTGGGCAAGTTCTCTTCTTGTAAAAGATCCTTGAGAAGTTGTTAATAAATGTTTATCTAACTCTTCTTTTTTGACATTTAATAATCTTCTAACTATATGTTCCTTTAATCTTTTTACTAAATCTTCCATTTATTTATTTTTAGATATTATATAAACTTGTTCTATTATTCTTAATTTAATTACTTTAATAGTAAAAGCTGAAAATAGATGAGATTCATATTTGAAAATTGCTTCAATTGAATTCTTAAAGAGTTTAATATCTTTTAAATTATCTAATTGCTCTATTAATTTTAATAATTCTATTAAGCTATATGTTACTCTCATTTGTTATAATATTATGAGAGAAAAAAGATTTCTTATAATAAGAATTTTGAGATCTTCTTTGTATGTAGTCTTTAGTAGATATTCCTTGACTACTTCTTTCAAAAGTTACTTTTTGTATTCTTGTTCTCATGAATTTATTAATTATAAGGCTTTCCATTAGGACGTAAATTATTCTTCCTATATTCAGCTCTTGATTGTACATTTACTCTGTTCCTACTATTTAAATTATAGGGAGTTCTCTTCTTTTTTATTTTTATATCTTTTTCAAAAATTATTCTTTCTTTTTGTTCTTTTTTATACAATAATAATCTTACTAAAGTAAATACTATTATTTTATTATCTTTGTAGACCATTACAGTATGATTTCCTAAATTAAAATTAAATAAAGGTATATCAGTATTTCTAAAATGAGATACTTCTTTAGAAGGTCTTATTATAGATATTAAATGAATATTAGTTCCCTTTATAATTAAAGAGTCTTTTGTTGTATTTAAATCATGATATAAATCTTTAGCTTCTATATTTATATTTTTAACTAATTTACTATATTCTTGACTAAAAGCATTTATAGATATAAAAAATATTAATAAATATTTCATATTTTTTTAACTGTGCTAGATTTTTTATTTTAATTACTAATTAATTTATTTAATTCTTTTAATTCTATATTTAACTTTTTTATTTTATCTTTAGTTTCTACTATAACTTCTTTAATAGTTTGACCACTTGGATTTTTAGTACATAATAATTCTATTAAAGATTTTTTAGTCATTATCATACATGTTCTTAAAGATTTTTCTATAGTCTCTAACCATCTTTCTTGCTTCTTAATTTTTAATTCTACTTCACACTTATTAACAAAGTTCATATTTATTTTTATATTCTTTTCCATTTTTTATTATTTTTAGTGATTCTTGTAACCCTTTTTCTAGAGCTTCTTCGTACGTTTTAAAATCCCTTTCTAAGTCAGAATTAGAATAAGATATAAGAGGTATATACTTTCCTTTAGTATCAATATCTGTACCTACTTTAGATATTTCATAATCCCACACTACTAAATCTTGATAAGTTAAAAAATCAGATATACTTATTGTAATTTTATATTCTTCCCTTAACCATTTTTGTAATAACGATTGAGTAGGTGCTCTAAATTCATTTATATTATAAAAAGTATCTTCATACCCTTTCATATTTTTAAACTGACTTAACCAATTTCTATTATCTTTTTTTATGTCTTGATATTTTGGCGTATTGTAATAAAATACACAATTTTCATTAAACCCTAATTCTTTAGCTAACTTAGCTGTTTCAAAACTTACTAATTGTAAGGTAGATCTCACCTTTTATAATTTACCCCAAATGTATTTTATAACTGTAGATTTAAATTCAACGTTTTGATTTTTTAAAACTACCGTTTAACCAGTTACTCATACTATCTAATAAAAGGTATGGATCGTCACAATGGGTTTGTAGTTTTTATTTTTATATAATATAATTATATATATTATATATTATACTTTTATTTATTTATATAAATAATTTTTTCTTTAAAGCTTCTTTTGTTTTTCCTATAAGAGATTCTCTCATTGTTATTCTATTATCTCCTAAAAAGGATAATTTATACTCTACTAAAGTTCTTTTATTATAAATATCTTTTCTTATTTCAATTGATTTAACAATTGCTTTTATAGGTAATTTCATTGGAGGAATTACCCATACTTCTTCATCTATATTAAACTCTGTACTCATATTGTTATTTTTTAGCTATATAAATAAACTATAGTATATATAGTATATATAGTATACACTATAGTTTATTATATTTCTTTTTTGCTACTTTTTTCTTTGTTAAATGTTATTTTTAAACTATTAATTTCTTCTTATCGTACTTACCTCTTTTAAAAACTTGTTTTAAATATTGATTCTTGTGATAGCTTAAAGGCTTTATATCTTCAATCTTTTTAATTCCCTTTACAGAAATAGTTAATTTTTCTTTTTTTATATTATCTTGTTTTTTTTGTGCATTTATGTTATTTATTCCAAATAACATAATTAAAAGTATAATAAAATGTTTCATAATATTCTATATTAATTTATAATGTGTTGTTACACCAAAAGGCTTCATTTTTCAATGCTGAGTATTTAACTCAGTTTCCTCTATTTATCTACCGTAATACTAGCAATCAATCTTTTACCAATTGCGCCTTCTTACCTGTAGTAGTGACCTACTCTTTAAAAGATGGCTACTTTCAAGCCTACTTTTTAGAAACTAATTTAATAAATATTAATCTTTGCCATCGTCTATAGTACCAGCATCTGCACCTCCTGTTAAAGAGTTTAAATCCTCTTGTTCTTCTTCTACTACTGTATCATTAGTAGGTGTACAAGATGTTGCAAAAAATACTACAGTTAATAATAATATATATTTTAATAATTTCATAAGGGTTAATTTAATTTGTTAATAATTTGTTTGTTTACTTTTAATTTATTTATATTTTATTATTTACAATTAATACTAAAATATAAATTATCTTCAATATGTTCTTTTTCTACCTCATCTTCACAACCGACTTCTTCTTCTCCTAGTATTACTTCTGTAATTACAGGTGGTTTATGTTGTTGAACTGTTCCAGCAGGTTCAATTTTTACAGTTATTTCATATAATGTTCTTGTACATTCACAATCTGTAGTATTATCATCATTTTGACAACTTGTTAATGTGATAATTGAAAGTACTAATAATATTAATAAATTTTTCATTTTTTTACTATTTTTATTTTATTGTTTTTAAGGTATCTGATCTATAAGACATTATATCAAAAGTTACTCCTGACATAGGTTTGTTTATATATGTTTTATGTATTAATTCACCTCTAAAGTAGATATAACACTCGTTTCCTATAACTATACTTTTCATTTTACTTATTACATTTTATATTGTAAAATACTTGTTCATTTATAAATATCTCATATTCTTCATCTGTACATCCTATTTGCCATTCTCCAACTGTATGTATAGAGCTTGTTTGAGAATCTGTGTCAGAATTAGTTATTATTTCATAATATGTTTTAGTACACTCACAATTAAATAATTCTTCTTCTTCTTGACAACTTAATAAAGATAAAGTTATTATTAAAGTTAAAACTATTCTTTCCATTTTTTAAAATTGTTTTGAATTACTTTACATTTTTTATCTATACATTCTTTTATATAAATAATAGAGATATAATCTTCCTTTTTGATCTGTATTTTTTTAAATACATTGCAAATTTTAATACTATCTACTTTTATAGCTAGTACTTTTCCGTTTCTTTTTTTCCAAATTTTAGTAATATTCCCTGATACTATAAACTCTTCATTTTGTGAATTTATATCTATTGAAAATAATACTATTAATATTATTATTAATGTTTTCATAGTAATTGAATAAACTTTTCTACTAAATATAATTTTGGAAAAAAAGTAACTTTTATTGTATTAAATATATTCCAAAAAAATGTTATAATTACAAATATATTAGTTATTGAAATTATCATACCTCCATAAAAACTCCCACCTCCATCCCAATCTTCTTCTATAGCTTTTTTTCCTATTTTAACAGAAACAACAGATATTATTATACAAACTATAATCATAAACCATCCTTGTACTGCTTCAAAAATTAAATATTGCTGAATTACTTCGGGAATTTGTTCTAATGTCCAATCAACTCCTTTTTCAATTCCATCTAATAGTTTTTCAATATAAGGTTTTATAAGTTCTTCAAAAGATTTTTCAACTTTCTTTTCTCCTTGAGAAAAAGTTAAATTAGTTATTAACATTAGTAGTACTATTATTATTTTTTTCATTTTGCTATGTTTTTAATTATAAACCTATTATAACTAGGATTACTTAAATGTTGTATATACCACAATTTTTGATTTATATCTAAAAAATCATATTTTTTATTACAAAAAATGTGTTTCCATTTCTTTTTAAACTTTCTTGGAACTCTTTTAAAATTAAAATGAGGTGTTTTTCCAAAGTTTTTAGGAATTGTAAAATGTTTATCTAAGTTTTTATACTCCATTATTTATTAATTTTTAGTGTATCTCCAACTTTTATATTACTTTTACAAGGAATTATAATTACTGTTTCTGAGTCTGAATATCTACTTTGAAAACTAACTTCGCATTCCATAATTTCTTTATCTATCACTTTTTTTATAACTACTCCTTTTTCCATTAATCTTACAGGAAAACTATATCCAAGGTATGCAACAAAACACATTCCTATTAGGAATGATATTATTAATCTTAATATTTCCATATTTTTAATATTTTTTAGTATATTTAATAAGAAGAATTAACCAAATAAAATTAGCTATACATAAAAATATAGAACCAACCAAACTAAGTGATAAATTATTACAAGAATAAAATATTAAGTTCCATACTCCCCAGATAGTGAAGAATCCAACAGTTAACCAATTTACTCCTTTTACTTCCTTCTCTTTTATTATATTTTTTATACTAGGGATTATAAATAAAAAACCTAGAAATTCAAAAAATCCATTGATTAAATCTGTTATATTCATTTTATTCTATTTTTTAATTCGTATTAAATGTGGAGCTATTCCAACACCTTTACCATCAGAAATATCTTGTATGGTTAATTCTACAATTTCTTTTTTAGGTAGTTCTTTAGCATATTCCCATGGAACACAGATAAGACTATTCTTAGATTCTTTTAATGTTTCAGACCTATTCCAAGCAATATATTTATTTTTCTTTTTAGCGAATACAACTCTTTTATACCAATCACTATTATTATTATTACTAACCAACATTACCCTTTCTTTAAAAGGTTCTTCTGGTAGTTCGATTATATTAATATCTTTTGTAGATATTGATGGTAAATTGTACCAAAAATTAAATTTTCCTTTTATCACTCCATAATAGGAATTTATACTATGTCCTTTATATCCAAGAGTATTCACACCTTTAGATTTAAAAAATTCTATTACTTTTTTACTATGTTCTGTATCAAGAACTTTAATTACTGTGTTATCCATTTTTTATTATTTTTAGTGCTTCTTGTAGTCCTTTTTCTAAGGCTTGTTCGTATTTAAGATAGTCATATGTTTTACCTTGATCTAATATCACATTCGTTCCATCTTTATAACCTACGCAATAATTAAACTTCTGACTGGTATATAAAGCGATTGGAGCGTCTACATAAATACCATGTTTCTCCCTTAACCATCTTTGAAGTAATGATTGGGGTGGTGCAGACATACTCGTAGGATTATTACTATTTTTATGCTCCTCGTATCTCTCACATCTATATAAACCAAGCTCTTTTGTAATATCATTATATCCATAAAAATCCACACATTCGATATCAAACCCTAATTCTTTAGCTAACTTAGCTGTTTCAAAACTTACTATAATATGAGCTTTAGTAATATTAGTTTTCAACTGTTTAGTTCTCGACACGATAGAATTTAATACAACAAAAGCTTTCTCTTGTTCATCTTTATCCATACCTTTCAGTACACCAAGTAATTTACTCTTCTCGTCTTTACCGTAAGGTTGTCCTTCCGCTAGTTTCTCGATCAATCCTTTCTCCTTTTCTTCTCCTAAGTTTTTCAAATGCTTAAATACTTCGTAAGTAGCTACTACATCTCTTTCGCAATACTCAGATATCCTTTGAATATTATTCTCAGGGTCTTTCCAGAAGTACTTAGGTACGTCCTTTCCTTGCAAATCTTGTTTAGGAGAAGGTAATCCTAAAACCGTACTGATTCCTAATAAAGATGATCTGTTAAAACTTGTTCCTTGCCATAATTCTTTAGTGTCTAATATCCAATCCATTGTCCACGGTTTTTCTCCTGACGTATCCATCAAAGGATGGGGTCGGAGATTATGAACATATCCTCGCTGTGCGATATAAGGGATATCAAATTGTTTAATAGCGTGACCACATAACTTAATAGTACTTTTAACACTTTCTAACATTGCGTAGAATTCACTTATTAATTTATCTTCTCTAAGGTTATTAAACGTCTTAGTTTGAAATCCTTTTTTAGATAACATACCTACAGATATACATACTATTCTACCGAATTCTGGATAGAGAGCAGCTTCTGTAGCGTACATATCGATTAGTTCTTTGTCTGTCTCACCGTTTCTTCTCTTCTTATACTCCCAAGAATCGAACAAGGGAGTATCTAGTTGTAATTCACTAACTGTAGTAGAGGTTTCGATGTCTAAGAATAGAACATTTTTTAAATCTATTTTATCTAGTACTTTCATTATTTTTTATTATTTTTAGTGATCTTTTCAATAATTCTTCTACAATATCTTCATCTACTTCCCAATCTGATCTAATCACGTGTACGTCTAATCTTAATATCTCTTTACCGTCATGATTTCTATAGTCTACGATAACGGCTTCCATATTTATATAATCTATGTACGCATATATGCCAAATTTCATTCTCATCCACTTTTGAAGTAATGATTGAGTTGGTGCTAATGTATGTGCTTTAGATTGATAAAATCGTCTTACAGTTGACCAACTTCTTCCTTCATAGTTAAGCTCTTCTTCGGTTTGTATAGATTCCAATGCACTTTCTTCTGTATCAGTTTTTCTAATATTTTCTCGCCAAATATTATAAGCTTGTAAACAATCTATATCAAACCCTAATTCTTTAGCTAACTTAGCTGTTTCAAAACTTACTA